TCCCGGCGTGCCGATAGTCCCGGTTCTGAGCACGGTGACGTTGTTTCCGCTGATGCTTATGATGCGGGACACTTCACCGCCGCTGATTGCAAGGCATCCAGTTGTCGTGCATCCGTTCACGTTGTTGATCAGTGGGCACGTAGTCGGGACTGGAAGCGTGTTGGCGGGCAAGCTCATCATGCAGAGCCCCATGCCAACCGCAAGACCCGCTGAGGATGATACCGGGATCACGGTCGCATTGCTAGCCACGTTGCCGGTAAGCGTCAAAGTCGGCACGGTTGGGAAAGCCAGTTGTGCGAAGAGCCAGCGAGGGATGGCTATTGAGTAGTTGTAGCTGGCCGGGGTATTGACAAGCGTATCCGTCGCTACGAGTTGAATTGGGATGTTAGATCCGACCGATGCTTTGCCCTGCGTCCCGTCGGTCGAGATGATTTGGGCTCCCAGAGAGAGTGCGGAGATGAGGAGGAGGATTGCGATTTTCATGGTTATGGCCTCAGTAATACGGAATGTATCGAGTGGTTCCGGCGACGTTGATAACCAGACAGGCGGTTGCGACTGCGCCACAGTTCGAGACAGCGGCGGTTGCGCTGCCCAGGCTTACCTGTCCTGCTGTCGTCGTGATATATGACGAATTAGTTAACACTAACCCTGCATTTCCGCCTGTTATTCTGCCTGTTACTAATAGTCCATTGGAGGTATTGATATTAAGAGCATTTCCAGAAAGGGATGTTATGACGTCACCGTTAATAGTAAGGTCTGACAAAGAAAGCGCTCCCCCACTCGTCAAACTCATCACATTCGTCGGCGTCCCATTGATAATCGCGTAAGTGTTTCTGGTCCCGCTCGGTGCCGTAGTCCCCTGCACCGGCTGTACGCAATCCGCAAACGCCACAGACTGCGAACCGGGTGCAGTCGTGCCCCAGCCTTGCCCCTGAATCAGAGGTCCGCACGCCCATTGTTGAGCACCTGCTGCTGCGTTGGTGGAGTTGATGCTTTGGATATTGTAGGTGGGGGTTGAGCCTATGCCGGGTTGGTTTACGGTCACCGTCCCGGAGGCGGTTATAGACGTGAACCCCTGCGTAGTCGAGAAAGCATTATTGATGTTAGTCAGTGCCATCGTCCCGGTGGACGCAGGTGCCGAAATCGTCACCGTTCCCAGTGCTCCAGTAACGGGCTGAAGGGTAAGGGTGCCGGATGTGGCGTTGCCGAACGTGATCGAGCTTGCCGTACCTGCCGCGCTCAACGTCAGCGCCCCACCACTCAACGTCGCCGTCCCAAACGAGCACCCCGTAAACGGGCTTGCCCCGGATACGGCTATCTGGCCCTGGGCGGTGCCGGTGCCGCAGGGGGCTCCCGCGATAATCTGCCCACTAGAATTTGTCGCCAAAGCCGCCGCGCTCACAGGCAACGCAGCGCCATTTGTTCCCGTCACGGTCAGCGTGCCGGTGGCTCCAAGCGTTCCATCGCCGGACAGTGTGACGCCAAGCAGCGCGCCGGTGAACGAGTTCCGTATCTGAAGTTGGTTCCCGGTTCCGGCTGCGCCTATATTAGCCGCCGGAACAATAGTGTAGCCACCGAAAGCTCCAGCATTGTTGTACTGAATCTGCCCAGTAGATCCGCCGGGGGTGCCCCCTCCCCCTGATGAGCCACCACTAACCGAACTATCTGGAATTGGAAATTGAGCCGAGCAGCCTATTACCAGCAAAAGTGTAATGATTACGATTTTCATTGGCGGTATCCGTAAAAATCAATATAGGCTGTTCCGGTAACAGACGAGATAGTTACTGAGTAATTTGTGCTTGTTCCAGTATTCCCAAACTTTATTGCAGACAAGTCGAATGCTTGGGTACAAGCAGCAGAACAGGGGAAAGCATTAGTCACAGTACCCCCTGATAACGTAACAGCGGTCCAGAATGTTAATAAGAAAGATGCTCCCGAAGTTGGGTCAGTCCCAACCACACTACCAGCAGTCCCACTAGACCCAGTTATTGCATTCGCATTCTGAGTCTGAGTAATTGTACAACTTGCGGGGCAACTAACAACAACCTTAGTAAACTGTATGTTTTCTCCATTAGTTGCAGGCTGCTGCACTGTAGCAGATGTACCAGCAGAGGATAGAGATACTGCCCCAGTCCTAGCTACAAAATATGTTGGAGTAGGTTGCGAAAACAGGCAACTAACAACCAAAAGTGTAATGATTACGTTCCGCATCTTTCTCCTTAATATCCTATGCAAGTCCATCTAATTACGTCAGTAACAGAGGCCGGTCCAGTAAATGTTACGGCGGAAGTGCTGATATAGCCCCCTGTCAAAACCTGAAACACATTGGCTACGTTCGTAACGTCTTCAGCAAAGCAGCTAACTGTTGTAGTAGCCGTAAACACAGGTGTAATCCCAGTTATTGATACTGTTGAGGGTGTTCCACTGGTAGCCGTTGCAGTCCCTCGGATGATCTTGACAGTAGTTCCAATATTAGTGCCAGCACAAGCTCCCGCTGCTGTTCCACACTCTGTAGCTTTAGCCCCGGATACCGTAAAGGAAGCATCTGGAAAAGATATCAGCCTACCAGATGTAGAATTAATTGCTAGTGTTGTATTAGTTCCTGTAGTTGCCGAACTAGTGCTAATTATAGCTACCTTAGTGGCATCACTCTGATCCCCAAAAGCTACAGCGCCCGATGCCCCTTGGTCAGCAAAATTAACCTGACGATTAGTAGTTAGGTTAGGGGCGGATAATAGCTCCCCAGTACTCGCTGACGGTCCTATGTAGATTGACGAAAATGGTTTAGCTAGGGAACCAACCGCTGCCCCAGCCGCAGTAGTAGGTAGAATTGATCCAGATACAGAAACTGATACAAAAGTTGGGCTATCCATAGTGCCCACACTCTGTAAGTGAGTTCCAGTAACAGTGCCATTAGCTGTGAGAGTCCCACTAACAGTAAGGTTAGTAAAAGACGGGGAAGCTGTAGATGGGAGATAGCAGATGCCGTCCTGAGTCCAAATAACAACATTACTGGAGTCTTCAAGGACAAGTTTATAGCAGGTGTTAAGGCCAACGAATACCCCCACAATAGTAGACCCACTGACAGAGTAACCAGCAGAATTAGTTAGTACTGGGTTTGTATTTTCTGTCCCAAGAGTAGCGTCCGTATATGTTGCAAGAGAAGTTGTAGTACCCGCAACATAAGTAAATAGCTGACATCCTACACAGGGTATAGCTGTGCCACTACGAGTATCTATTGCTTGAAATGGCGTTTGTGGAATAGGGGATTGAGCCAACATCCCCCATACCACCACCGTAATGATTACACCTAGTCGTTTTATCATCTCTCTCTCTATCTCCCGACAGTGAGGCTATACATCATTATATCAGATTTAGATATGGGCTGTTATGTACTCTTTTTCTCCCACTCGGTTAATTTGGTCAATCTGCTTCTCAAGCCAATCCAAGTGTCCATCCCCCTTACCTGTCTTGTAATCAGCCTGATGCCACTTACATAAATGAGAGAACAGCTTCATCGACGGGGTATCATTGGCCTTGAAAGCATTGGCTACAGCAGTCTCGTAAAACTCAGATGCTTTTACCTCAAGATCAAGTAGAGTAGCAAGAACCGCTTTAACCCCCACGTCCATACCAATCTTGTCTGGCTGGTAGGATAAGTCCTCAACCTGCAAAAACAGAGCACGACGAGTTATCATATTAACAAAATCATGACAGGAGTGTTGGAACTTACCAAGGTGACAGGCTGGGCCATTCAATCCCCAGTACTTGAACTGTCTTTTGGACAGTTGGTACTTGTTGTGTAGGGTTGCCTCAATATCAATCGCCGTCTTAAAGTCTTTGGCTACTGTGGCTGCTGCCTTCATTACTGTACCTTCCCTTGCATAAGACTATTCAGCCTCATAAGATTCTTGCTGATCTGAGAGTCAACAAAAGCTTTCTGTGTAGACCCATCTCTCAAATCTGAGTACTTCACACCATACTGACGGTTAGCTTCTTCATCCATCAATGCCCGCATTCTAGGTGAAACATAGGCTGGAGCAGTGGGATTAGCTGGTTCAATATTTTGTGTAGTGATTACAGGTTGCCCTTTCTGGACTACTTCACGAGTAGTTTTACCGCCCAAAACTTGACCTTTCTCATTCCTCATCTTACCCTGTTGAAATTCTGTGGGGGGACCAGACTCAGGAGAGTAATCAGATGAGATGGCTACAGGTAGATCCTCTTTACCTGCTACATTAGCCGCTGCAAACCTACGTGACCCGCTTGTAATAGTAACTTTGCCTGTGGTCGGATCGTAATGCCCAAATGCTGCTGGGGGTTCATCCCCGGCTTTCATTCGGTTAGCGTAGTCTTGAATATCAGCGGCTTTAAGTTTATCCCCAGTAATATCCTCTCTACTTATAATCTCAGATAGCGGGACTCGGTATACCCCAAAACCTGGGCCTATCCCACCTCCAGAATCAGGCAGTGCGTCTGTTTTATCCGTAACACGAACCTTATCAAAGGGTATTCCACTATCTTTTTTAAATATCGGGGCAGAATTAGGGGCAGGATTATTAGGATCTCTAGGCAGAAGCTGCTTTGGTGCTTCAGGTGGAAATCCAACCCTAAAAGGTTGCGGTGAGGGGGTAGCTGATGCCCCACTAGTTTGCTGGACTGGTGGAACAGTCCTACTTGGATCAGTCGGTAATCCCCTATCCTCAAGTGGAACTCCCGGCACTATTGAACCATCTGCAAGCCGCACAGTGATCGGTTTAGTGGGTGGAACTTCAGTCCCCTGAAATATAGTCCTAGCAGGCCCTAGTGTACGATATCCGCCACCTACATCGTTAACCCCCGGCGTAGTATCTGCTGCTCTAGCAATACCTTGAGCAATAGCTTCCTGTGAAGATTGAGGCGTAATGATTACACGCCCACTAGATGGCTGAACATTGACAGGGGGTGTAGTTCCAGCAGTGATTTGCCTAGATCCAAATGACTGAGGATACCTCTGCTGAATAGATGGTGCTTGAGGCAAAGGTGTGGAATCGGGGGCATTAGCAAAAGCACGCTTAATTAGTGGATCAGTCTCACCCCTAAATGGCTCAAGTATCCTATTAAGGCCCTCAGACAGCCCACCTTCTCTAAAAGGCGCTCCGACTAAATCAAGAGTATTCAATCCAGCTTGAGTAAACTTGGATGCCGCAGATCCACCAGTCTCACCAAGTATCTTATTACGGGTAGCTCCTGCACTGGCTTCGTCCTGAAGCATCTTAATAGCCCCATACCGTCTCTGAATCTCACGAGGGCCTGCCCCACCATTCTGAGGGTCCAACATATTATAGTATTCATCACGTAAAGCTTGAGCTTGAGCTTCAAGTAAAGCCTGTGACTTGCCACTAACAGCCCCCGCCTGTTTTGCAGCAGCTTGAATAGCTGGATCTTTAGAATAGAATCCCTTCAACTCCCCATTCTTTTCTTCGATAAGCTCTTTTAGTCTATCCGCAGTTAATGGCTGCTGGTTGATCTCCCCCCTAGCTTCATCCAGTAATGCTTGCCTAGTAGTAGGGTCAGCCATAGACTTAAGACTATCCTGAGTAGCCTTAAGTATGTTACTAGGGGATGCAGTAATACCAGCCTGCTGAACTGGCTGATGCCATGCGTCCATAGCCGCCCGATTAGCTTGCAGTGCTGGGGTTACCACCTGAGATGGAGAAGTAGAGGCTAGATGCTCGTTACCTGTAATAGTTACAGGTTTACCGTTCCCATCTATTGCATACTTCTTGATATCCGCAGCCGCTCCCGGTGCCCTCTCGTTGAATCGGGGATCAGTAGGAGAATATGAGTTAATTAAATCTTTAGAAACATCTGCCTTTAGTAAATCCGGCCAGATCCTACCTGCTGTAGATTTAAGTAGGGCTGGAGATTCTTTAATGGCTTTAGGTGCCCCCAACGCTACTAGTACACTTCCTAATTTCCTAGCAGCTTCTTCCGGGTCTGCCTTCTCACTAGTGGCATAATCAACAAGATCATCAGCCATAGGGCCAATTAAGGGTATACCACTACTGGCCAAATGCTGAAGACCACCCGATATATCCCCAGACTTGAATGAATCAACAGCTTTACTGTATGTGTCCTTATGAGACTGTATTAGGTTGGTTAGAGCATCATACGGGTGAATAATAGATGTAGCAGCAGCCGGAATAGTGGAAGTAGCACCTTCCAGCAATCCACCTATAATCTTCTGAGTAACATTACGATCATCCTGTGTATTGATTACACTTTTTGGTCTACCTAGGGATGGATCTGGGGGCACAAAGTTACTAGGGGCTTGGCCGATACTAGGATCAGGGGGTACGAATATCGAGGATACAGGAGAAGACATTAGAAATGTGGCCTCCAACTATCTAAGCTCTTAGGATCTCCACCTAGATACTCCTTGTCTCCATACGTCCAACCAACCTTGTACTGCCCCTGTGCTGGGCGTGATGGAGACATAGCCCTATCTTCGGCATAATTAAGTTCCGACTTAACCCCATTCTTTAAGGTGTCGGCACTCATCTTCCCAGAGTCAGCTAGATTCTTAAACTGCTCCATCATGTAGCTTCCACCCCTCTGTCCAACGTGGACATTAAGGAGTAGGCTATTGGCTAACTCAAGCTTGGTTCTTAGAGCAGAATACATGGCCCTAGTTTCAGGGTCACTAGTAAGATCCCCAGACCCAACCTTACCAGTCATAACTTCATTAAACCTACTAGCAAAGGGTCCAAGAGCTTTTTTCTTGTCCAACTCTTGGATAAGCTGGAGAGTTCCCATCTTATCTGGATCAGAAGTATCAGACATCTTAGATGCTAGGGGTATCCACTGACGGGCAGCGTTTATCTTATTTTGTTCAGTCCCAGTCGAATCTACGATATCCTTGTATCCCTTAGACACTGCATCTCCATAGTTGGTAAAGACTAATTTACCCGTACTAGGTTCAGTGGCTTGTACAGGTTTCCTACTTTGGGCATCCTCTCTGTCCTTAGTAGATGACTGAGCATTAGCCAGTAGTGCTTGGCGAATCCCTTCACTCTGAGCAAACTGTGCCCTAGACTGTGCAGCCTGCTCCTCAGACTGTAATGCCTGATGAACACGATCATAGTCTTTCTGAGTAGCATTATCGGGCAGTGTGTAAGCAGGGGGAAGTGCTGAGTTTTTGCCATGCACCCCTTGATATCTATCAGCCAGCATTTGATTAGACTGTGCAACCCTATCTGCTCCTAGCGGTATCTCTCCCTCAGATTTAATGGGGATACTCAGTGTAGGCTTGGGGGGATTAGCCGGGGTAGCTCCAGCCACATCAGCTAAGTTATAAACATTAGTGCCAGCAGCCGGATTATACAGACCAGACTTAGTAGCATCATTCTTAGCCTGTATAGCTTTCTGTGCAGCTTCATCAGCCTTAGACTTCGCCTCTTTCATAGTCAGCGCCTGATTATTTAACTCGTATGCCGCTCCTACATGTGAGGCTAAATCATCTAGCTGAGACTCATCTGTAATAGTCTTGGGCATTACTGATGGGTCAGCTTTAAGTGCCTTTAATGCCGGGGATAGTGTAGCTAGTGTTCCGGGTAAAGCATCATTAACCTTATTTAAATCTAGTGTGCCATCATCTTTTCTAAGTGCTTTAAGGCCATTGATAGCTTTTGCTACTACAGGTAGGGAGGAGTTAACATTATTCAAATCATCCGTGTTTTGTTTAGCTAAACCTGATATATATGACAGCCTGCTAGCCCTTATTGGGTCAAGATTCTTTTCCTGCATATTTCCCTCAAAATCAGAGAAATCCCCAGAAGCTACTTTAAGTCTAGTCGCTGGATTCTGCATTCCATTCTGGAAAGTTTGTTGATCCTGCAAATCCGACTGCCTCTGTTGAACCTGAGCAGCGTAATCTTCAGTCTGAGCCTGACGAAGTTGCTGCTGCTGCATCATATCCCGCAAGCTAAGTGCTTTCGTGATAGTGTCTACAGGATTAACCTGATTTATTACTGGGGGCTTAAAGCCTAAGCTGATAGCTGGGTCTAGTGCCATATTTTATCCAATGTAATCATTACAACTATGCTGGTGGCTCATACGGCTGCGGGGTTAGGTATGAAGCAGGGGCTGTGGGTTGATACGTTTGTGGGGTTACGTATGAAGCCGGAACTGACTGTGAATACCCACTCTGGGTTAACCCACTAAGTAGATTCTGTAAGCTGATACCACTAGCTACTCCACTAGCAGCATTAGCTACTCCACCTATCCCACTAGCAATAGAATTTGCTGACCCTATTATACCCCCCGCAGTAGCCGCTGCTCCACTAGTTAATGTATTGGCCTGACCTGCAACACTTTGCTGCCCTAATTGCCCAAGTTGAGTAGCCGTCGTTTGTCCAAGATTACTTACACTAGCCAGCTTATTGTACAAGTTAGACTGATTTGTGTTGTAGGTATTGTATTGAGTGGTGAAATCACTCAAAGCATTATTGAACTCTTGTTGGTACAGACTCTGGTAAGTGGTATCCGCAAGATTACTGTTGAACACGTCCAAATTCTTAGCAGTAGCCCCAGTAAACGCACCCCCAGATGCACTTTGAGCATCAAGAATAGCCTGCTCACCTTGATTCTTTGTAAACTGAAACCCAGGAGTAGTAGAGACAGCAGCAAGCGAAGGGTCAGGGGCAGTAAATGTTCCAGAGTAGGGAGTAGATAATGATCCTCCCGGCTGTAGACCCTGCATTAAAGCTGACAAAGCCGTACCCCCAGCCTGCAACCAAGGGGCCTCATTAGCTTGAGTTTGTGCAAACTCATTAGCCTGTAGCTGAGTAGCTTGTTCAGCAGCCTGAGCTTGGGTACTGGCAGCACTCGTAGCAGCATTAGAGCCAAGCACGGAAGAAGCTATACTGCCTACCCCACCTACCGCACCGGCTATAGCAAGACCTGCACCAACACTAAGACCTACACTCATACTAGTATTTTACCTTTCCCAAAAGTAATCTGAGTAAGCCTAGACTCCTGATCATCTCCCCAATTATCAAAAATAGAACGGGAGTGAAAAAGCTCCGATTTGAAAATCAAAAGTCTATTAAATTTAGACTTTACATTTGCATATTCGGCCCACCCATTACGTGTTTGACCCTCACTAGACCTTTCATGGGGTATAAAGCTGCCAACTACTCCTGATTTATGTTTCCAGAAGGTTGTACCATCCCCATCTGGGGGGTTGTCGTTCAGGTATAGGATAGCACTCCACTCTCCCATATCAGTGTCTGTGTGTATATAGTGTGGCTCTACCTGCCCTAAAGGGCTTTTCCTTAGAAAAGATAGAGTGGGCTTAGCAGATGGAAATAACTTGATTATCTGGGTAGGAATCAGGCTATCTAATGGGACTGGAGATATACCATGAAATGTGCAGTCCTCATCTGCAAAATGGTAGGACTTAAATTCCGCCATTATGCAATCTTTCTGATACGACTTGGGATCAAACAAAAAGTCATCTATGACTTCTATGGTTTTAAGTGATTTAGCGTACCTAGTCTCTACCTCTCTAAAGCCACTTCTAAGATAGAAATTCCTAACTTTCCCCGGCATAAGATCATTTATGTGTACCATCTGCATAGATGATGCTCCATGTAATCCACACCACTGTTCAAATTCCTGGTAGAGGGCTATACCAACTCCTCTGCTCTCCGGTTTAACAAACCAGAATAATTCCTCACCAACCCACTTATCCCCATAAATATCCTGCCTAACAATCCCCCCAATAGCCCCCTCAAAATTTCCAACAATGAATATGACCCCAATACCCGAAGTGATTAAGGCAGACCATGTAGATATGAACTTGCCTAAATCAAAATCCTCAATTTGAAGTGTTTGGGATGAAGCTAAAAAAGTACGCGCAAGCTCCACTAAGTTCGATAGGTCACTAAGTTCTACCTGTCTAATTAGCTTCTTATCCGGTATTACTGAGGATGTAATGATTACGGCCATTTTTATGCTCCTTCAGGTCTTAAGATCCCAAAGAAGTACTGACCCACAAACACCCCATCTCGGATCAGAGATTTAGGGTTGTATCCTAACTGGGTCAAGCCGTTTCTTGTAGCACACGCCAGAGCCGACCTATTCGATTCTGGTATCACTAGTATACCACGTTCTATCATTACTACACAGTGTAATGATTACACCCAAACTATTTCCTCCAATGTGACAACACCCAGACATTATTACCGACTGCACCAGCTAGAGGTGCTGAACCTAATAAATCAACAATCGCCATTGACTTGATATAGGTTGAGTTGTGCCAACCTAACCAGACAGGTAGGAATTGGGCAATGGGAGCAGCCGCTACAGCAATCTTAACCCCAGTAAAGCGCGGGGCATTAAATACACAAGGAGCAAGTGTGAAAAGTGGGTTCTGTTCACATCCCCCAAGCTGAACTACCCCTCTATACGTAGTCCCATAATCAGCAGCATTGACTATTTCAAGTGTAGAGATAGCACCGATGATTAAATTCCTATCAGGAATTATGTCGTGATATGCAGATATAGGATGAGTAATTGCATGAACAGGTATTGAGATACCAATAGATTGTGCCGTGCTGACACTAGCAGAGACTAAGAGTAGAAATAAGTTAGTTAGTTTTATCATATGATGAACGGTCCCGGCTGCCATGAAGCTCCACTCGGAATTGCTGGCGCGAGGGGACCGATAAAAGCAAGTTGACTTTGCCAGGTGTAATTCAGTGGCGCTCCGGTTAATCCTGCATACTGGTTTGCCGTTGCGCCCGCCAGTGTGATCGCCGTCACCACACCTAACGGCGTGTTGCCAATGTTTCCGCCTGTCACCAGGAGTTTCGATACCGGATCGTAGGCCAAACCATTCGGGCCAAACTGACCAATGAATATCCCCAGGCAAATCCATGCGACTCCGGTGGTTTCTGTCACTGTCGCGCCTGGTGTCGGAAGCGGCCATGATGGGCGGGTTCCCGCGCTGGTGCCGCCCGTTGTGCATTGCCATACCCCGTTCACCGAGATGGCGGGATCGATTATAGTCCCAACGGTGTAAACGTGGGTAGCCTGCCAGTCTGTAGGTTGCGGAACGGTCCAGAAAGATTCGTTTATAATCGCTCCGGTTTTCGAGTACTTTGCTATACCGCCCGCGACGTTCGCCAACGCAATGTAAGAGACATAAATATTCCCTTGAGCATCGAATGCGATACCAGAAGAGAAGGTATAACCGGAAACTCCGGTGAAAATCGGAGAATGCAGCGTCGTAACAACTCCGCTTGGCAATGTTACCTGGATTAGCGAGCGGACGCCTATGCTGTCGGATGCGACAACAATCAAATTTCCGGCATAATTGATCGCCAGCGTTTCTATCTGGCCAGTGGTAACCGTAGCCAGTGTTGTAGGGCCAGCCCCTCCAGATGTGTAGTAGATGATGCTTGTATTGGTTAAATCCGGCCCATAGAAATTACCTGCCGAATCTATTGCGAGACAGCCGCCGGAATTGCTTCCCAGGCCAAAGGCCGGAGCCGAAATAACCACGGATTGCGATCCGGTGGCCGGATTCAGGCTGAACAGGTCGGTAGAAAGAAAGAACGCCACCCCCGCGCTATTATAGGCACCGGAGAATGGCTGGAACGTACCATCTACGGTCTGACTCCACTGCGACGTGGGAGATACGGGGGACGTGCTGAGAGGGGCATTGAAAACTTCAAAAACTGGCGTTGAAGTCGCCGTTAAGCAACTAAAGATAACGGGAAAACTCATCTGTTGTACGGGCTCCCGCGCAGTACTGTCATTTTGCCGCCAGCATTCCAGTTATGTTGTCGATGGTGCCGGAAATAGCGGTTATCGCCATGATGATGAGGTCGCCCGCCGCGATAGATAGCGTCGTGAAATCGCTGACGGTCGCTGACTCAACCGCCGTTCCCGTTGAAAGAGACACGCCGCTGGTATTGATCGAGTTAGCCGATGTTGGAATTGCCGTGCCAGCCGCGATCTTCCAGAACTTCACCGTGCATGTCCCGGAATCACCAGGCCCGAGTGCGAGTGACCATCCCTGAATCGTGCAGGCAAACGGAACCACGAGCACACCGCTCGTATTCGATGTTGTCAGCGAAACCCCACTACCGGGCTGGCCGATAGGGAAGCCAAGCCCACGCACTGATATTCCGGGGGGTCCGGGGGGTCCAACACTTCCACCCGTAGCTGTAATCGTTACACCCCCATTACTATCAGGAGTCAAGATAACTGTCCCGTTAGGATCAGCAATCAAATTCAACACATTCTGAACTTTGTTGCTAACTCCATTAGTCTGAAGCAGTACAGTGTACAGAGTATTGATGAACAATCCAACCGAGTTAAACCACCTCTGCCAAACAGCATTAAAGTTCCCCCCAGAATCTAATGGCTGATTAGCTACTTGGATTGGGGCTGGGGATACATTATTTGCCACTAATTACTCCCCTGATCTACATTCATGTAGCCACCAACTAACGCCCAAAACCCAGTTACAGGACTAAACTGAGTACCCCCATACTTAGTTGGAACAACAGAGATAGAGCAGGCTACAGTAGTTGAGTTTGATGCAGAGTCAGTGATATGAATAGTGAAGTAGTAAGTTCCTATAGACTGGCAAGTTCCAGTGATAGTTCCCGCAACAGGATCTATAGACATACCGGGAGGAAGCGCCCCAACACTAATGCTCCAAGTATCCGGGGGAGTGTCACCACTTACTACGGGCTGACCAGAGTATGCAATTCCAACCTCAGCAACATTATTAGTGCTGGGGAAGCTGCTGTTACATGCGAGTGAAATACTCATCTTAGGCCAATGCCTTTATTCACTTCAAACTCGTATGAGCTATACCGAATGTACTTATTCTCATCGAAATCATGTGGGGATATACGATCACGAGTCATAGTAAATCCACCAGTTCCATCTGGATTTTGTGGGCAATTACCGTAATCATTACACCTTACCCAAATCACCCTGTCCCTACCAGCCCCGCACAAAATCGCCCTAGCACGCTTAGTGTAATCCCCAACCTTACCAACCTTGATAGGGCGTTCACTACCCCATGTGTTGCCGCCATCATTTGAGTAGCGAAGCAGTAATGCAGGATCAGCATCAATAATTGTCTGATCTGTAAAAGTATAGAGAGCACCGGGATTACCATCAGCACCTCTACTACCTATGATGTGAAACCCCTGCCCTGTATATGAGTTCTCAGGAGCAACATAACAGTGAGCACCCTCAAATGGTGCTAAAGAGTTCCCATTAGAGTCAGTGAATGAGTTCTCATGCCATACTGCATAACCTAACTGCTGTGAAGCTGCTGCATCATACGTCCATCCGGCATTAGCAGATGGGAAAATGATGCGAATAAAAGTATGACCCCTCCACAAAAACGAGTAGGAAAAAGCATCCGAAACCTTTGCATAGCTAGCCCACATTTGTTCTACAGCATGATTACTTACTCGGATAGGTATAAGACCGTTAGCTCTCCAAAAGGATAATCCACCTCTCTTATCCTGCCCCATCCAGAATAACGAATTATCAGCCTGAACAAGTGTGTGCCATGCCTGAATGCCAATCTCAAGGAAAGCCCCCGGCTGTATAGCGAACGGGAAGAATTGAGCACCTGAGTTGTACCAAATTTCTGACCTTCTACTACCTAGCAACCATAAATACTCTCTATCCGCTATGATGGCGCTAAGAGCATCCGATTGACCCTGAGTGTAAGCGACTTGGGTGTTATCCCACTGAGTTCCATCATTCTGCTTTGATATCTGAAACCCATTCGTCCCAGTAATAATAGAGATAAAGAAGTCATCTAAAAATGCCGCACCCTGCCCAGCCATAAATCCCGGCACAGTACCTAGATTAGTGAACACTCCCCCTAAGGTATAGATATACCCATTTCCTGAGGATGTAGTAACAAATATCTGTTGATTAGTGTTGGATGCCGGATTGCCTGCATTGACACCATTAGCTATCATCGAGACTGGATCACCATCATCTACAATAGTCCCAATAATACTCCAACCACCAAACTGACCAGCAGTAGTCCCTGCCACAGTGTTGTAAGGTGTTATGTACTCAAACATCTGAGTGCCATTTACACCAAACACACGCCCATTAACTTCAAGTAGTCCTCTATTCCTCTGCCTGAGTCCAGCAGGGGGCTGACCACTAAGATATCCAGCAAGAGGACATGGGTATAGAATTTGACGGGATTTGTTTTCGTGGGGATCTTCAACAACTTCCAAGTAGAAATTAACGCACCGCTCCACAGATGCGTACTTAGACATTGAGAGATACGACGGGCCTATAAACCCCGGTATATTCATTACCTATTTTCTCGAATAGCCTCTACAGCCGACTGGATCTTACCATTAATATCATTTGCAGTGGCAGCAAACGCTTCAGTCTTCTCAATACCAACTTGTGTAAGTTGGGTGTTTTCCTCAATCTTTAGCTTAATCTCGTGAGCAGTCAGTGCAGTTAATGCAGCAGTTTTCTGAACTTCAGACCTAACTATTTCCCGATAGTACTCCCTATCTACAATTTCCCACTCTCGTCTCCTCTCATCTTCCTTCTGTTTCTTCTCCTCAGATAAAGCTGTGCTTCTGTTCTTTAGTAACTGAGTAATTAGTCCAGCTACAGCTACGCCTAAGGTAGACACCATGACGTAGAACTGCGGTTGATCCGGCATGATTAGCATGGAGGTGACGCCGACTATAGTAGCGAGTTTGCAGGAAGCTTCAAGCATGGGATTTAACCGTAATGATTACATTTACCATTTGATTACTGGGAGAAATCGCCTATCAAGTAGTCAAATGGCGCACCCTGCCCATTTTGATCATTTGTAATGAGATCAGGAGTAAGCTCTGGAGTTGGGGCATTAGATCCCCACACTAATCTCTCAGCTTCAATCTTCTTAGAGTGTAGCCACGCTCCTCTATTAACTCCCGGCCCCATCGTCTTCTGCGTGTCTTTTGTATTCAAGAAGTACATGCGCTCAGCAAGAGCGTATGTAAGGAAGTCTTGCCAACCGGGAGGAGCATCAAACAAGGCTGAAGTACTTGCAAATTGTGGGAATCCCGGCCACATAAAGAACTCAATCTGATTCCCAGCAGTAGGGAACGGGAACATCCACAAGGTTACATTATCCTTAGTAGTCTGCACATACATACGAATCGTGACCTGACTACTAATGTCGATTACTGGAATGTCCGCAAAGTCCTCAACAGGGATAATCTGAATAGGAATACGGGTTGTAGTCCCACCTCCCCCACCACCCGTAGACAGTAGAATCAGGTTAGCTCTTAAGATTCGCTGAGGTCGATATGTAAGAGCTACATTGTTAATATCTGTATTAAAGTTACCTGTAGGCCCTAACGTATAGCTTTGCTGAGAGGTTGTAATAGCAAAGTACCTATCATCAATAAAGTACTGGGCTAACTCTTGTGCATTCCAGCTATCAATCATAGCATTGCACTCAAACAGATAATCCGCAGTTAGTTCTGTATTCATTACACCTCCGGGGAGTAATTGGCCAGAATAACGGGCTGCTTGGTAGGCTAACTGAGAGAATTGAATAGACACTACTGTTGGCCTCTAGCAGCCAGTGCAGCTTGAATAGCGGCTAACTGATTAGGGTTGTTGCCTTGCTGTGGTTGCTGAGGCTGACCAGTAGAGACAGGCTGCAACTGAACCATTTGCACTTTGGAGTTCAAGTCTCTGACAATTGCTAATGCTTCCTTTAATTGCTGTGCTCTCAATTCAAGGATCTGGGCACTAACAAGATTGCCGTAGGTTGGGGCAAGCTCAAGCTGTAACCCAATCAGAATAGCCTTGTAGTAGGCGGGGGGTAAAGTGGCATTTGTTGATAGTAGAGCAAACTGTTGAACAGCAGTCCAAGTCCCAAGCTCAACCTGCGTAGTAGCAGAGGCTAGAGGGATAGGGTGAAAGTTCAGGGCTGCATTAGGCTCACTAGGATCATAGTACAGTTTACTTGGAACTGTACCAGTAGCCCCAAGATCAGATATAGCCGTCCATTCTTCTTCACGTATGATCTGGAGTGGGAACCTTAGTAACTTACCCCCAATAGTAATAACTATAGTGGCAGTCTCGATCTTAATCGGACGAGCCACATTAAACGGGGAGGTTGCGGTTGGTCCTATAGGGAATGTCTGGGCATTGCTCAAGGCGTATAATGCAAGACCAATCTCATAGATCAAATCCCTAGCACCACTCCAGGAATCCAGCATGATGTTGAGTTTAGTCAAACCATTACTGGACTCCGAAGCGGCTGGGGTTTCACCGGGGAAGTAAATGCCCATGTCAATCAAGGCTTGGGTAATGATAGTCTGGGCTGTCATGGGCTACTTCCTTTATCGGCGTTTCTTATTTCCACCAGAGAGAACTACTTCTTCATCCTCATCCTCAAGTGGGTTCTTAGCGGGCTGTCTTTCAGCATTTTGAGCTTCAAGCAATGAGAAAAGCTGATTCAGACGATCAGATAAAGCCTGATTCTCTGCTTTCAACTCTTCCATAGCTAGCTGCTGCTTAGAATTATCAAATGGCTCCTCTGTAACGATTACACCATTTTCAAGCTGTTTTTCGAGCATGAGGCGGGCGGCACGCTCACCTTTAATCTCAGCATGAAGATTGTGCATGGCCTGCTCATCCGTAAGAATAAACCGCTTCTTACGCTCAAGAGGTGTATCTGACCACAAACGAGTAGCCAGAGCAGCGATGTGATCTTCTTTGTTGTTTACATCCTTGTACTCTCCCTCAGTTACAGTTGAGTGCAACTGGCGGGGGTAGGCAGGATGAGCGGCGGGACTATACGTGGGACGCCTAGCCCTCTTATCAAACTCCCCATTCTCATCACACGCCAATCTACCTCTACCTACAGGCAGATGACGTGTTCGCTCAAAATCCATAGCATTCAGCGCGATAATGCCATTACGTTCATGTGCATCCATCACGTCTCTGTGAGTCTCCTTAATACTCTGGAAACTTGACTTCCTCTTCAGGCCGGGGGGCGCACCTTCCACGTACCCCGGTCCTTCATAGCTATTAATTTCCGGCATTTAGACCTCTTTTAACTTAGTGACTTCCAAAGGAGTGTTTGACCAATCACCTGTAGCGAGTAACTGATCAAGTTGCTCCTGTGAAGTAACTAGCATGTATTCACCCGCTACTTTAGTAGAGTGAACATGAGTTGGTTCAAACTGGCCATCTTGTAGTGGTACTTGTTCATACCCTTTTAGAACAACACCAGTCTGTAGATCATGATGTACACTAGCTGCGGCTGCACTTTCAGCAATAGCAGACAAAGCGTAATCATTACTGTTGGATTGAGCTTCCTCAGAGTGGAGGTATCGTTCCCCCACCTGAGGAGTTGGCCTATCCAGAATACTTGGAAAAGGTTTATGTAAGCTCATGTGTTTTCCTTATTGTGAAAGATCCAACCAATAGGTTCCGTTATACTGCAACTGAACAGTTCCAGTTGCGGCATACGCAGTACCTATAGTATTCGCTTGATTGAAGTGTGACCTAATAGCCACGGCAGTAGCACTATTAAGTGCAAAGGTATTTGCACCAGCTTGCAGGGTGTGACCAAGAACAAGATTTACGCAAGCCCCAGTAACCTGTGGAAGACCCGGAACTAAAGCAGTGACTGCATTATTAGCCCCAGCATCAGTAGCAGCATAGCAGTGTAGTCCGCTAGACCCACCATTGATAGGAAGCTGAACAGCAGTCCATGTATTCAAGCCCACAGTACCAGTAACAGCAGAGCAGTTAAATGCCCAACCAGTCTGTGAATCCTCACGTTGAGATCCGGCAATAAGGATACGAGGAAGATATGCCTGCGTGGTAGACACACAGGGAGTACCAGCGATAGGGGCGTCATAGGTAAATGGTGACCCTACCAAGGAACCCGGAGGTCCAACCCACACAACAGCAGCATTTGCATGAGAAGTTTGGCGTGTGCCATCCCACCCACGAGAGACAATCCAGCAGTTAGGGCTAGGGGTAGCAGACTGTACCATCATTGCCTCATGATCTGCCACAAGCTCAGTCTGGTTAGTGCCAGAAAAACCTCCAGCAAACCCCGGCGCTACGATTCCGGTTGAAGAAGCAACACAGACAGTAGATGTAGGAGTCTGTCCAGACGTAGAGGTTATAGCAGCACTGAGAGTTGTCTGAGTTGTAGTCTGCTGTGCAAAGCAAGCAGACGTAATCAGTCCAATAATTGAAAGTACTTTAAAGAGTTTAGTCATTGTGTTTTCCTTTTGTCCGTAATCATTACACTGTTACTGGGATACGCGGACGGAACCCTCCAAGTAACTTCCTGTGATGCCATACACCACATCAAAGCGACCAATCATCATATCTCGCACCCCATCGTACTGCATGAGATAACGCATGTAGATGCCGGTATCTTCATCCTTCTCCATGTAAGCCTCTTCAACTGCTGTGGGAACTTCAAGCGGAACAAAGGCAGCAGAGAATGCAGACTTCTCAAACGCAATGCCAGTCGGAGAAACGATAGCTGATCCACCAGATGTAGCTCCAGCAAAGACAATAGCTGAGTTAGTGGCCGGTGAGTTAGTTACGTTCTGGAACTGGCCAGAGGGGATGATCGGGGGGTAAATCTGAACAGTAGCCGCACCAGCAGTATCAGTAGCCGCCGCAGTGAGAACAAACTGCTGCAAACTGCCTGTACTCTGACGAGACTGAGGATTGACAGCGTACACGCCCCCAATAGTGAATACATCCCCAACATTACCAACGAAGGTACTAGAGGTGAATCCACTAAGGATAAGAGAAGATCCTACCTGACCCCCACCATTAACTACAGGAGTTCCCGTATACGTACCAAACGTGTATACGTTGGTGTTTTCATCCTTGTAGAACTCAAACCCAACAAATTCACCCTGCAACCCTTTCCGATAAGCCTTAGAAATCTCAGGCACCGGATTGAACAGGGTCAAGTTAGTAGTTGCCAACTTGCTAGACATGGCTGAGTTGTAGACTACACAGCGATCATCTGTGGGGAATGCCATCTGATCCAACAGCACTTGAGCACCAGCATAAACCTGCTGAGCAGTTGAACCAGTAGCCGAAGTACCCGGAGTACCAACCAGATTGGCAGTAGACAGCGCCATATATCGACCAAAGTTATAGTCAACCTTGTTCGCAATAGACGTAGCAGCGGGTTTGAGATAACGAGCAGTCATCTCTTCAATAGACAGAGCACGTTCGATGCTACTGAACTCAAAGTCTACGCCATGCTGGAAGTTGATTGTGAGGGGGACGAAGGTATCAGTTAGACCTTCAGGCGTCCATGCCTGACCATCTCGACCAAGGAAGCGGGCAGGGCGGCGAAGCTGCTCTGTTGCCCCAATCTTCATCCGTTTGTTCCCAAAATCCTTCTCAAACATCCTATCGACGTTGGGAACGAATCGGGTAGTGTTTTTCAGGATAATCAGCGGAAGCTGAGTTATCATCTGAGGAGTAACCAACGTATTTGTTGGCATTGCTTTTAGCCCTCTTCTGTCTCATGACAGTAGCGAGGCCCCGTTAACATCCAAGTGTAATAATTACAGTTGGGTGAACTTGCGCTTCACAGCACTAGCCCGGTCAGCCCCTACGCCTTGCATACTTAGGATCTTGCATCAGTAGCATTTCCCTCTCCTTAAGAGACATGCTCTCAGGGTCAGAATATGTTTTAGATGATGGAACCCCGCCTGACAACTTCTGGGGAGGTTCCTGTTTGATCCTTTGCACCTTTGTAGTTTCTGCACCCGAAGCAGTTGCCTGTGTAGTGCTTTCGCCCGAAGAGGTGCTAGTCTTTACTTCTTCTGCCTTGCCTTTAGTCGCCTCATCCTTTTTGGAAGTAGCAGCTTCAAGCTCAATCCTTGCTTCAATCTTCCCGATATAGTTTTGTGCCTTGACTGGGTGCATAGCACTCAGTTTAGCCACATCATCAGGATGGCTCGATAAATACCTTAGCACAGATGTTAGATCATCTGCATTAGAAACTGCGACTACAGCAGTCCCAGAAAGCTTGTTGATTTGCCTGGCATCAGCAGGGTTTTTTGCAAAATGGTACAGAAGCTCAGGATCAGCATCCATAATAACACCTTGCAGTACAGGTTCAAACACTACTTTGGTATTGGCCGCGACTGTATCCCAATCTTCATGTTTAGCCTTAGCTGCTGCAATACGAGCTTGGAAATCAGCCACCCGCTCATTCCATGCTTTGACTTCTTCATTTTTCTGAAAGTCTTCTCGAACTTTCTTAAGCTCAGAGTCTTGCTGTGCCTTATCAAACTTACGAACGGCTTCAAAGTACTCCGCATCGGTAGTAAAAGCCTCCCGTTTTGGTTCTGTAATCGTTACAGTTTCAGTCTTTATGGTGGGTTTTGACTTTTCCTCAATAGCGGCAAGCCTAGCCTCAAGAGTAGTACGAGCTTCAATTTCTTCTCGCAATCTTGATCTTAGCTTGCCTAAATCACGGTCAGCCTTTGTTGGCTGCTTTGGTTCTTCAGTCTTGGGAGTTTCAACCTTAGTCTCAACAGTCTTAGCCTCTACTGTATTTGCTTCTTCTTTCTTGACTTGGCCGGGATACAGTTTCTCCATATCCCTACCACGAGACTTATCAAAGCTCTCATGATACTGTTTCTCTACTTCAGCCAAAGTCAATACTTTGGGTTCTTCAACTGTAGTAGTTATTTCACTACCCGTAGTTTCAGTTTGTGTTTCCATGCGTATAGCCTACCATACCTTTCAGAATGTAATGATTACGTCTGTGTTGCCGGTTCAGGTTCAGGGGCTAAGTCCGCCTGCTGTTGATTCTGCTGCAAAGTATTAGCGTGATCTTGCAACATCTGCTCCATAGTCTGCCCATGCTCCTGATCATTCAAATTTAATTCATGCTGCCTATCCACAGCACTTGATGCTGCATCATGAGCAAGCCCAAGAATATGCTCAAAACTATCAGCATCTCTCTGCCCCTCATCACTCCCAGCCTTAATCTCAGCCGATCTAATTGTAGCTAGAGCTTGAATAAACGCAACCTCTTTCTTATTCATACCCTCAAGCTTCTTAGTCTTCAGCACCTCAGAAAGCTTCTGTACAACCTGAGTAAGCTGCTGATTTTGCTGCATAGCCTGAGCAAGCTTAGCTGTAGCAGCCTGAGGATCATTAGCATCCCTATATTGCGGAGGAATCCATCGGTTAGCAATCTCATCACCTAACGGCCCAAGATCATTGAGCTTAGCAATTAAGTCCGCAGCAGCAGCCACGAGTTGAGGAGGCAGCACTTTAATCAAGCCTGCAATCTTCATAGCGGCTGCTTGACGCTGAGAGGGTGCTGAAGGTCCAACATCTACTGTGTATGCAAAATTACCCTGTGCAATGTTGTAGATTCTTGATGTTTTCTTACCGTCTGGGGTTGAGTGTTCAAAAGTCTTGTTAATCTCAACTTCTTCTGGTGATCCATCAGCCCGCAATATCTTAGTCGCTTGGGGAGCATCATACTCCTGCTGCACAATATCTGCTACAACACGGTAGTAGTGTGTCAAAGCTATTGTCAGAGCATCAGACCAATGATAATTGCCTTCAGTAGACTGTTCCTGAAGCTCTTGTATGGCCCTTCCACTCTGATCCGATTTCTGTTTACCCAAAGACGGGTCAAAGATGCTCGTTGACCTCTGTATTGCATTGATACAGAGGTTGCAGAAAGCGAGGAATGCCTGGATTGGTGGCTCTTGGATGTTTCTCTTGGGGGCTTCAGTAAACACCGTCCCATTTTTTAACTCAACCTCATCATACTCAAGGAATGCAGCAATAGTTGTGTTAGAAGTCTTCCACTGATTATACTTGCTTCTGAATTGACCAAGTAGCCCAATAAATGGAGACTTTGAAGTACTCGCTAGAACTTCACAGGCACCAGTAAATGAAAAGTTAAACGCTTGTTGCGCCTGTTTTGCAAGCTGAATCATGCTGGAGATATAGCGTTTATTATCTACCCACCGCTCTCTGCCATAGACAGGGAATAATGGGATGTACTGACCCACCCATACTCCGTCATCCAAAATTTCATACCCGTTAGTTATATACCAATGGATAGAGCGGTGTTCCACTTTACGCTCTATTTTTCTAGCGTCAGGCACTACCCCTCTAGGTATAAGATCTCTCTCGGAATCCCAGTATGCCACGCCGTTAGAGTACAGGAGAAGCATCTCCTGCTCTCTCTCAACCTTCCAGTACTTAGCAACCTGAATACCATCAGTCTGTGCCCACCCAGACATGGAAGGATCACGGAATGACTGATAGAAATCAAAAATGGCACTCATCATGCCCGATCTAATGGGAATCTTAGTGTTACTCCCAAACTGAGCTTTGTACTTCTCTAAGCTATACGAGTACAAGCGAAGTGCCCATTCAGCATCAGACCTATCCTTCTTAATCGCAGTCGGATCAAAGAATACAGTCTCGTTAGGGTTGGGAATAGCTTCTACAGTTACTTTCCTCTCAAAGCTACGCTCATTCTCATAATCCAAGCCAACTTCCCAACAGCCAAAATTACCACCAGTAGCCGTCTCCATTGCAGTCTCAAAAGCTACCCAAGCCACATTATCAGAATCAATACGGCGCAAGATACCTTCCATGATATCTGCATCATACTTATCTGTACCACTACCAGAAGGTGAGACTTTTGGGCCAGGTTTATTCTGGCGAACACTGTTAACAACTTGATCTACGGGAGCGTTGAGTTGGTCAGCAGTAAGCATAAGACGCTTACCGCGTCTAGCTTGAGCTTCAAGCGGCTCCCATTGCTCCCCGTTCAAAAAGCGAGTATTATCCCGATATGCTTCTCGATTATGACGGTCGTTACTTTTAACGGCCATCAGATTCTCTCGGATTTCTTTGGTGATATCGGGTTTAGGCACTGTAATGATTACACTGAGCGAAAGATATGCTCACCTTTCTTAGTTAGCATATCCCAAGCAAACTGATGCTTTACTTCCCCTATATTCTTCTCGATTATACCCATACCCGGATGCACAATGTTCTCAGCGTGTACAGCTAATCCCTCATGCACGAAAATGCAGGTGACAGGCTGTTCTTCTGCTGGGGGTGTAATGGTTATAGTTTCTTCGGTAATAGCTGGCATATCTTTTCCTCTATTTTCTCCATGATCTTCTTATCCGATGCTTCTATGATTGGCTTGATATACCTATCAAAGAACTGATCCTCGCTCAAAGATAGAGGGTCGAGCATATCCAGTGAGAATGAATTATCTGAAGTTTCTGGCAAAGGTTGCCCGCTTTCTTACGGCTGGGTTTGAAGACTTCTTAGCCTGCATTAGAGCACTCAAAGGTATCTTTTTACCTTGTGGTATGCCCAAATCCTTATGCAGCAGTCCCACATGACTTGGTTTAATTAGTGCCAATTGTATCCCCCCCTACATAACTAGTCCTAATTGGGGACATAAGAGCTTTCAAACTAACCTTACGCCCTTTCTTCACACCAGGAATACCAGAAGACACGTATGGCTGTATCCTCTGCCTCAACACTCGTGCAGGCCCCGTACTGGCCTTAAGAGTGCCAACAGTAGGGGCCTTAGATAGAGGTGTAGCTATCTCCTGTTGTAGAATGCTTTGAAGAGAGGACAACATTAAGATATTCCTGTGAGAATCCTATACTGGCAATCTAACTGTCCAGTAGCCGCAGTACCCGCTGCAAAATCAGCAGATGCCGCAGTCATCACAATAGCCTTATTTACTAGAGAAGTAGTGGCTGTAACAGCTACAGCTACAGGAAGCACTATAACAGCATGGGATGCTGAGAAGGTTGTGAACACGGTAGAGGCTATAGTTCCGTTAGTGGCAGGAGAACTAGTCGTACCATACCCAATAGAGACAGTACCACCACCAGTGAATGCAGCACTACCATACGTTAGGTTGAGGGTGCAGCCCCCCATCTGGTACATGCTGGTAGCGCCTGGAGCCGCAAGGATTGTGTATCCGACAGAGTTCAGGGTCTGGAGTTGTGATAGCGTGAGATTAATAGTTCCAGTATCTAAGAACACACCAGCATTAGTTGGTGTACCAGTTGCACTAGTCAAGACAATACCTGTACCAGTAGTTAGGGCAGTATTGATATTAGTGAAGTTGGTATTGGCTGTAGTTGCATTAGTGTTGATCTGGTTCAAATTGTCTTGGGTAAACACCCCTCCAGATGAGGTAGGTAATTGAGCAAGAGTACCAATGGTAGCCGCATGAGTCTGTGTAATGATTACAGCAGTCATAAGAGCAAACAGGATCACGAAGAGAGTCGAGTACCGCCGGAGAAAGGTTTTCATGGTCAGATTATACCTCTTCATCAAGCATTGCGCTAGCCATTAAAGGGCAGTCTGTGTCAAGTTTTACAGGCTGAAGTGAGTTTCCAAAGGTCAAAACGCTTAGCCAGATTGATCCATAGAATAGCACGGATACTCGCTCTTTCCAAGTAAGCTTAAACCTAGCTACTCTCCTACCTTCAGGGTCAGGCCCCTTCCACATAGGTAGTTGTAGATATTGAGGTTGATCTTTTGCGTAGATCACCATCTCATCATTCGGCAACTTGAATCCTGGAATTATCTCGTAAGATGCTGTCATTTCTTTACCTCAAATAACTTGGTTCTTTCACACCGTCTGCCATATCTACAGCATTAGTCCTGCACCACTCTCTAGGGTGCATCTCTCGCGTTGACCCATCAGGATTCAGCCACGTTCTTGTCATCTGTGGTTCTTTAATTGGTGAGATCGGAGTGGGGGGAGCATAATCTACAGTTCGGCCACTAGGCATAAATGATAAGCGCATGTAGAGAATATGATCCCCATGTCCACCACATGCAAACGGCCACTCCCCTACTTGTATAGTATGCCCACAGTCTGAACATACCCCGTCAACTACTACTCCAATCTTAGGCACTTAAACCCTCTTTACTCCACCCTATTTCTCTCAAGTATCCATGCCTGTTGTTAGGATGATGCTTATCCCAATCTTCATCCGTATGCACAGATTTAGACTGGCAACTAGGACAATCAGCAACAAATGTCCTATGAATAGTCTCTGCTTCTTGCATACGCTAAAAGGACTTTCCAACCGCTAAGAAAACACCCGGAGTAACTTGATTCGGAGCTACTGTAGTGCTGGTTGTAGCCCCTGTAACTCGAAACTCAACAGCCACAAATGTACCGGCCAAAGACTTATACTTGTTGCCTAAATTATATGCAGCGGTTGCTCCTCCAGTAAAGTTCCCTATAACTGGAGTTCCAGTTGAAATGCCAGCATCAACACAGGCTAAAAGTGTCCAGTTTCCAGACTGTGCCATAGCTTTGCAGAATCCAGTACGGACACTGGTGTAGGTTTTGAATACATCAAAGGTAGTCTTACTATAGTAACTACCAGCGATATTGGCACCGAATGAAATAATACCCTCAGAATACCCCCCCTGAGTATACCCACCCCCAACAGCAGCCCAGTAATTAGGCAGGTTAGAGAAGGTAGGAGTTACTGGGGTTATAGTTTGACCAAACAAAGCAGTCGCAAAAAGTGTGCTGATTACAGCTAGTTTCATAAGTTTTATCCTTTCGGGCTAGAGCTACTAGCCAAATGCTTTTGGTAGTCAACCAGACTTACATTATCTGAATTGCTAAGTTCTCTGGACGCTAGAAGACAAAACATGCTTTTGATTTCTTCTTTATCTGCTGAGTCAAACCCTAAAGCAAGAGCGTCACCTAGTTGATTATCATCCTTGTATGGTCCCTTTAGTCCACACAGTTGAACAATTTTAGTAGCAATGTTCATATCTTAGACACTCCTTTTGGAACTATTTACTAGGCTTAAGTGGCATCAAAACAGTGGCTGTGAAGGTTGGAATAGATATTGTGATAGGTGCTGACGATGTAATCGTTACAGTTGCACCATCTACAGCCTGACCAAGACTAACCAACTGCCCTACTCCATCAGCCACAGCAACTAGAGCCTCACTCACTACTTCCTTAACAGATGCTGTTATAGCTAATCTAGCCCCCTCAACAAACCCCTCTATTCCGGGTAGTTGGGCTATAATCTCATCTGTTGATTTCTTGATGTCAATGGCATCCATTACTCTTTCCACCCCGCCTCTTTTACTTCGGTGGGGGTAGAATGAGTACTACCATCCTTAGCCACTAGTCCCATACCAGCTAACCCTCCCGCTAAAATAAACTTAGCAGTAGGGATAACCCATATCCACTTGACAAATAGTTCAGGGGCTGATATTGAAAACATTGCTAGAGCAGAGATGACACCAAACAAAGACGTTTTCCAGTTCTTCAATGTCCCACCACTTTCTTTTTTACTTTCCTGATTGCTTTCTTGAACTTCTTAATAGTATCAGGTAACTCAAGTGCAGATATGGTTATTGTAGCTCCAGCCGCAATTGTAGGTAGATGGGACGCTACTTTAGTAGCAGGTAGCAAGATAGGAATCAGGAGTGTAGTGATTACAGTGCGTAACTGGAGCATAAATCACCCACAATATAACACACCTAAACTCCCCGTCTAAGCTTTTCTGCCTCTAATTTTTTAGTAATAATATCTGTAGTGTCCTCCACCTCAGGATTCTGCTTTTTTTTACATGTTTCCACTAACCAAGTAGTAATTCCTAAAAAGTTATCTATATTAAATGATTTAGACCTGCCATTACCCCCTAAGGTTATGTACTTACCCACTAGACTAGCTGTAATGATTACAGACGATGTATCACCGGCCACACCTGATGTACTATCCACAGTTACCCCCATACTCTACCCCTATTTAATCCCCCAGTTTCCCAATCTGTCTCTCCAGCCTCTTCCTCAGCCCTAATCTGTGAGTCAGATTTCAATGGCATCACTGGCCTAGCAAATGTTAGGGCTAGTGCATCCCCATTATCAGGAGATCCACCTAATCTCTTCTTAATGCTCTCTTTACTCTCCAATATAAGAGCATTATCAGAAGGTCGATAATGGAACATAGGGCTAACAAGATCACTCTCAAGATCAGTTGAAGCATCAATAGATCCCGTAGCCAGCCAAGACCTCATTCCTTCCCACATCCAACTTCTCATATTCGCACATTCCTGAAATCCTGCTGTGTTTGGAGCTTCAGCACCAAATTGTATCTCCACAACTCTATCCCGATACCCCATAGCTTTCAAATGATCACAGATAGGCCCCCCTACACCAGTTCCATCAGCAAACAGCATATCAACATGCACTCTATTTGATCGGGGTCCGGTAGACTCTGGATTATACTCAGACTCTTTTACGTCAGCCTGTCTAAGTGGAGCACCATTCTTAAGGATATCAATTACCAAACTCTCAAGTAAGGTACTATCCCTGACCATCTGACCAGCTAATACTATAGGTGGTATTGAGGCTGCATCCCTACCTTTCCTAAACCTAATCACAACATTATCATCCCCACCCCTAGCTATATCCAACCCAGCTATGACAGGATCATTCTTAAGATAGGTAGGTGGGCGCTGTTTTGCAGCAGTAACTAATGATGTAGAAATGAATTGCAAATCTGATGCAGACGGGGGTAAGCCCTTGACCCGTACCCTAAACCTATCCGAGTCCTCCCCCCAGTCCTCTTCCCACTCTTTTATTAGTGGCTTGTTAGTATATCTACAGGTTCTACTATCTATGGCTTTGTGGTTCCACCTATTTCTATCTGCTCCGAAGTTTATACGGAAGAACTTACCACTTGAGCGGGTAGGGTTGCCGAACACAAACAGCATAGCTTCTCCGTCTGTTGTTCCACCCTCAGCAACCTCATAAATCTTATCGGGTACATTTGATCCCTCATCAAATATATAGAAAGATGTTGATTCGGCTGCGTGTTGACCTGCAAACGCCTCTGAGTTCTCCTCAGCACAAGACAGCGGTTCAACAAACCAAGACTCTCTATAGTCGTTCTGCCATAGTCTACTCCCAGTTATAGAAAACCAGTGTCGGCAGATTAACCACTTAGTCCATTTTTGAACTGTTGCCCATGTCTTAGTCTCAAGCTGTCCGTATGTATTAGCTGTAACTGACCCCTTACAGTGAGGCCGGGTGCTCATAATAAAGTGGGTAATTTGGGCGCATAGCACGCTTTTGCCCGCCCCATGTCCGCTAGAACGAGTCATCCTAATTGGTGGGACTGGGTTTTCACCATCAAAATTGTTTTTCTTAAGAGCCTCCCCCCACTCAATTAGGAAATCTTCTTGCCAAGTGTCGGGGCCTTCATACCTCTCTAAAGGCCCTTTTTCGCCCCAAGGATAGGCAATCTGCACAAATTTAAGTGGGTCATAGTGACAAGATAGGACTAAATCAGCTAGTTGTGATTCAGAGAAGTCAGCACCGTCTGAGTGAGGGCTGATGATAGGGCTGGATTGCCCCCGTTGAAAAGGCATGGCTATATCCTAACAAAAAAGCCCCCAAGATTGCTCTTGAAGGCTCTTATGTTTCCAGACTCGATCACTCGATTGGCTGGGTTTGGGAGAAGTGTAATGATTACGCTGCTGTCAAGTAGCGTACCGTCGCTTGCCCACAGTTAGGGCAGCTAAGCATATCTGATCGGAGAGCTTCAGCACACTCTTGGCAGTAAATGCCAGTGTTTGCTGGAGTTCTACCTACAGATTTCGGTGTGATAGAGGTAACTCGTTGAAAAGTTTCAGTTTTCCCGTCAAGGATTAAGGTTAAAGTGTGCATGTTGTCTCCTTTCTAAGACTTGCTCACACCTTCAGTATAACGCCAACATCACTGAAGTCTAGCCTAAAATGATTAAGGTTTGTTAATCAAAACCAGCCCATGTGTTGTAACCTACTTATCTTTAATTGGTGTTGGCCCCCACATCCTGACTAGGTTATCTTTAACTTCTAGTATTTTGAACTCATACTCATTCATGTACCTAAGTACATCCCCTACTTTTATCTGTACCTCGATTGGAATAGCCTCATCGAACTTGAATATGTCCCCATTTTTATGATCTGGGGGACCATACGTATATATCCCAGTCCATTCTCCGACTTGAATACTCATTAGTATCCTCCTTTTCTATACTCAGCAGACACGTCCATCGCAGTTCTACAAGCAATCAAAACATCATACTGCCACCGACCTACATATCGGCGTAAAGCTTCTTCCCTAGTCCAATCCTGCCAACCCTTAGATAAGTCAGATAAGGCTACGGTCAAATGATTACCCGCAGTTAGTAGCCTGACCACAAGCTCTCTCAAAGTTAATTGAGTAGATATATCACTCATCTGCATACCATCTGATTCAATTTATCAATGTATATGTTGTTGATGATCCACTCCAACTTTTGATCTCTGGAGTATGCTCTAATCATGTATAATCCAGACTTGATAAATATATGTGCCCCTCCCCGACTATCCAATATGACTGGATTGGTAGAGAAATACTTGCATGATGAATCCATATACACCATTGCTGGAGCCTTGGATCTATCTAATATAGATACTGTGCCATCCACTATAGCTTCACCGGCACCTGTCATAAAGTAAGTTTTAGTGTCCATTACTGCACTGCTACACAGAGCAGAAAGTGTAATCAATACACTACTCCATGTTAGTTTTCTTAGCATCCTGTTTTCGTTTCCTTCCTTCTGTTGCTCCCCACGTCGTTCTGTAGGTAGTTTGAAACCTCCGTGCTATTACAGCTATTGATAAGTTGTAGGGTGGATTAAAAAACTTCCACATCTTCTCTTTCTCATCAACTGTTAACACCCTGTATCCTCGCATGATTTACCTTTACTAGCTCCCCTACTATAATGTCGGGCTTCGCCCTCCATTCTATTAGTGTATCTACGCTCCAATCATCAAAATTGGGGCCTACTAATGAATTAGTATATGTGGACCTCCCTACGACCCTCCCTACATGATATTATATCAGATCAAAAACAAGCTGTCAATGCCTTATTTTGGGCTATTTTGATCCTGCTTTATCCCCGAATCATGTGCGGAATTGCGCGTAGCGCGATTTCGTAATGATGAAGGGGGCAGAAAACTTACGCAAATAGGCGTGATACTTGGCCCCATATAACATAAAACTGTAATCATTACATTAATCGCTATCCCCCTGTATCAATGTTGTGTTGCGATTGATTGGTAACTCGCGTAGATCAGCCCTACCCCTTGCACTTGCGAGTCGTGCAGCTAAATCAATAGTGCCGGAATGCTGCACTTGCACATTGTCGCCAAATTCTTTCCGTAGTTTACGTTGTAGGATGAACTTTCTTGTATCTATGCGAAGCTTGTCACGAGCAATGTGTTCAGTGTCAACAACCTCAATTGTCTTGCCGTCCACCATCTTCTTCACTTTATCTTTCCCACTATCATCAGCAATAGAGACTATCTCTGTTGCCATCATATGTAGTCCAATCGTAGTAGCTTTCTCGAATCTGGCAGCAAAGTTGGGCCTCTCGATCTCGTCTGGGTACAAGAACCAACTAAGAACTATGTGGGCAGGGGGGAACCCATCCTCTTTACAGATTCGTCGCAAGTCTTCACCAGCAGCCACGCGCTCAAGGATACGATCAGCCAATACTTCGCTGTAGTAAGTCCCCTTGCCTGACTTTTTTGATCTGGTTTTGAATGCGTTTGTTGATTTTGGCAGAGAGATAGGTACGTCTGGTGTAATGATTACACCGTCATCCATACTTTGATTGTCTATTTCGAGTGGGTTATCTTCGTCAGATTCTAGGGGGTGCTTCTTGACTTTAGACATCTTACGGTTGAGGATTTTCTTAATTTTGCCTCTCACTTCACTCCCCCACTATTTCTTTTCTCAATATATTCAGCCCAAATATCCTCTAAGGATAGGGGTTGTCCTGATTTTACTAAACCAATTCCCTTGCATAACTTGCAGATAGAGTCATCTGCCATAGTTCCACACCCATCACATTCAATACAAACCTGTTTATCATCTGGCATGATAGCATCATAGCATAGGGATGGCCGAAGGCCAGCCCTAAGAGGATATGAGCGTAGCTCATATACGATACAGCGTTATTTTCTAAACTTGATTGATATAGCGTCGCATCATTTTACAGCACCCAATAATTGTCAAAAATACTACAGAAAAATGGGGGTGCTTATTTTCAGTGTAATCATTACAGTTGGTCAAGAATAAAGTTTGGTGACAATTCTGCTAATAGGCATAAAAATGCACACCAACAAATTAACATACGTGGAGTTGAACATATGCAGTTGAACATATGCGGGGCGTTCTCAGCACCCCCGTCATGTAGTACCCCCCACCACCCGGATCGAGAACTGTAATCGTTACACTTTTTGCCACTTTTGAGGCTGCTTTGCGCTTCAAAGTGTCCATTCTGACAGTGCTGATGGGCAGATAGCAGTGCTATTTGTTCGCTTCATGTTCGCTTTTGACACACTCAATCTAAGGCTGCTAGCAGCGTCGTGGTGCAATCGAAGCACGAGACTGACACTGCGACATGTCGAGTACCTCAGTGGGCGCGTGGTGGAGATTGGCTATTGGCGTGCTTAGCGGGCGCAAAACGGGTGTGAAAAAAGCACGAGCGCGCCTCATCGAAGCTATACCAATGATAACTATAGCAATAGCTACTATAGTAACCATCACTATAGCCCATTTGCAGCCTGTGAGCTTATGGTCGAAACACGACCATGCGGACTGATCAAAGCTCGCCGTATGATCGCGTGGCGAGGCCACTAGACAGCAAGAACGGCCATTGTGCGAGATGGCCGTGGTGCTGGTTGTGGCGATGTTGGGAGCATAGCTACAGTGGTGTAGGGTAGAGCGAAGCTCTACACTATCAGCAATGGAGCATACCCTAGCTAGACCATGCTGTAATGACTACACTATGATGTAGTCCTATTCGCCATCTATTCACTGTGAAAAAGCTTCACACTGTGAAAGCACACTATTTCCACAGTCTAACCTATTGACTGAATTGAGGTTATCAGTTCTTTATTGTTTCTTAGTGTGAATTCTGAATACACCTATGCCTAATAGACAATCATTGTTTGCTTATAGTTAGCGTTTGGTTATGGTCCTGCAATATCTAGCGCGAAGGTCAGGTGGTAAAGCCCAATAGCGGACTGACCTAATGAGTGAGTAGCAGGTTGACTTCCTGCACTGCGATGACAGTCCAGTGATTACGCGATAGCGCAAGCTGGATTGCAGCGCCCTTACTCTCATGTTGTGTTGGCGTCATGGTTGACGCTGGATATCAGGATGCGGCCGTCCTATGGGCTTGTACTCCATTGTTCTTGAGTGAACTGGGTTACAGGGTATCGTGGGAACTACAAACGGCTTGGCTATGACTGGTAGCATGAGGCGATTAGGGTCTGGTAGCAGTGCATAGTAGAACCATGTTGTGACGCGCAAGTGAGAGTAAACGAACCTCCCACGGTAGCCTGTACTGAGTCATTCGACGGTACAGCACTTGCACCTATACCAACGCTATTCCCGATATCCTCCTCTTAAGAATCCCTATCAGTTCTCCCAGCTCCATTGCTATTGATTGTGGCCTGTATCGGTCGATTCAATGCTCAATGAGTGATCCTAGACGAATGCTGTACTCTATCGCGTGTATGCCGATTCTAGCGGCAGAGTCTCACGATGGTTATAAGTGGTCACCCATGAGTTACGAATTGACTGTACAGGCCGTAATCGCGTGCAAATGGCCAGTGTGCGAATTGGTAGTGATCATGAGTTTCGCAAGTTTAACGGAATGGTACACACCATAGATTCAGTCTTTGGACTCGCGCTATGGTTAATCCCTCAAGCTAATGAGCGAATGCAGTCTCAAGTCTCAATATCGGCTAACCTCAGTACTTGATTGAGTAACTGAGAACATGCTAATTAAAATCAATCCACGATTAACCAGCACTCTACTACCAGTCAATCAAGTAACCCCGATATCGCCTACGGGTGATGAGCGCAAGCTACAGGCTGAAAGATTGGCTGCTAGTGGAGTGTTGGCGAAAGTGTCAACACTCGAATAGCCTAATGATCCTGCTAACAGGACAATAGGAGAATACAAGAATGTCTGCAATAACGTTGGAACGTGGCAAGGTTTATCGTGTGCAGTATTCGGGCGGATTCACTGAGGCTCAATTCATTGGCGAGGTAGAACGTGGTGGGAACGGATTCCTAACACGGAGCCTTCGTCGGCATTACATCTTTCAGAACCTCAAGACTGGTAGAGACATTGAGATTAAGTCAATGATCAAAATCAAACGGGAGGTTAAGTGAACTCTAGCAGGTTCACTAGGCTATTCGAGTGTAACCATTACAGTTTAGGCAATCTAATCGCCTAATAGATAGAGCATGATTGCAAGGCTACTAGACGATTAGATTGCACGCTGCAATCCACCACCTAAGACCTAGCACGTTACCGTGTGCATTAGAGATTAGAGACTAGCTATTACGGAGTCTCAACGGGTCATAAATAGGTGTTGCTTAGGTGGTGGTTTGGAGCGTATATGAACATTCACGAACACCTGAAATCGATTGGCGCGTGTACAGAAGCTAGGGCATGGGCCAAACAATACAGCACTGCTGTTGAGGTATGGCAGAATTGCCCTAATCCATCATGGTTACTGTGGTGGATAGGGCATTCAATCGTATCAAGCAACATTGCACTGTTGCCAGTAGCCGCTAGGAAGTTTGCAGATGACGCAAAAAACTCGCGTTATGCTGCTGATGCTGCTGCTGCTGCTGCTCGTGCTGATGCTGCTGCGTATGCTGCTGATGCTGCTGCTGCGTATGCTGCTGATGCTGCTGCTGCGTATGCTGCTGATGCTGCTGCTGCTGCTGCTCGTGCTGCTGCTGCTGATGCGTATGCTGCTGCGTATGCTGCTGCGTATGCTGCTGCTGATGCTACGTATGCTGCTGCGTATGCTGCTGCGTATGCTGCTGCTGATGCTACGTATGCTGCTGCTAGACAACAGCAATCCGTATATATCAGGCAAACATTTCAGATACCATTTACTGAGTAGTGCAAACCCCACTGTTTACGAATAGTGGGGAGTGCTCTATTGAGCTTTGGAGAACTCTTATGCCATACAGTGCATTACAACTTACGGATCAATCACGTAACATGGTGCTTGCTACGTTTCCGCCTAAGAATCCTGCTATTAAGGCTGATCATGTAACAGTCTACTTTCCATCCCGCATCGTTTCGACGGCGCGGGAACTGAAAGTGATTGGATACTTGAACGCGCCGGGTATGCAGGTACTCGCTGTCAAGGTGGATAACAGCCGATTTCGCAAGGATAAGAAGCTGTTTCATCTCACACTCAGCTATGATCCTACTCGCTACAAGCCTGTAGATTCAGAGCGAGTGTTACGCGAGAACAAGGTGAACTACTTCCACGATAAAGCGTTTACGTTACAGTTCACGCCTGTAATCGTGGAGACAAACTAAACCACTGATGATTCGCTCTAGTCCAGCGATGAAACCACTGTAACGATTACGGTGGTATGGAGAGACTATGAACTATCAGACGGCAAACGATCAACTAACTGGGAGATGTTCTACCCGCCGAAAGATCGCAAACAACACGTACTTAGAGCGTAATGGAGATGACATCAACATACGCCTACACAATACTGTAATCATGACTTTCAAGCCAAACGGCGATGTGAGCTTTGATTCCGGTGGTTGGCGAACTGTCACCACGAAACAGCGCATGAATGAGTTTCAAAACATCGCGCGGTTTTACACTGACAGAGGTATATGGTACATGCGATTAGGCCAAAGCTGGTCAGACAATGCAAAGCAATTCGCATTCGATGACGGCATTATGGTGCATTCGGACGGTAGTGTGACTGGTGAAGGTGAAGACCCTGCAAAGCTTTTGAAACTGAAACGTAGGATCAAAACTTACGTGGAAGGTTACATGAAAGCTTTCGTAGCTGGCTCTGTTCCCGCACCGTCGAATGGTGACTGCTGGTATTGCTTAATGATTACTCAGAACGGGCAGTCATTAGGTGAAGTCAATCACTATACATCCCACTTGGATTCTCACTTAGATGAGAAGTACTATGTTCCATCTATGCTGATTAGGGCAGTTAAGAGATTCCGAGTGGCTCCAGTGGGACAGCACGCTTTAGCTATAGCATGGAGTCCTGAATCGCCTAGTCGATACCCTGAAGGTATAACCAAAGCTTTCGGCGGGACATTTGAGAAGTATGGATTGGAGCAACTGACTAAAAGCTTGCGGCGGTATATTACAGAACAGTATGGTATGCAAGCTTAAATCCCCTGATGAGTCTTAACAGACGAAACTGCTAGAGATAGCAGTCGGGAGATTAAGTAAATGAACACATCGGCAATACCCAAGTTAGAACGTGGTAAGAGTCTTTCAGATGCAGGTATACGAACTATGCCTAGCCATAATCTTAATGGTCAGAGACATAGGGATAGTGCAAGGCGTGTGCCATCGACTAAAATTGAACCTTGTACTTGTGCTGCGAGCACAAAAGGAACAAAGAATCAGTGCAGCGGCTGTATGACGAATGAGCGACGGGCTACAAAGCGACGGCGCTAATCCCCTGACGAGCAATGCGAAACACTAGCGTTAAATGCTGGTGTCGGGAGATCACATGACAGCTACAAACAAGATTGATGCGATTAAGAAGTTGCGTGTTCACATTCAAGAAACGTGCAACGTGACAGTTGGATTGAAAGAAGCTAAAGACTTCATTGATCCTATCTGGACTGAAGTAAAATTGGTGCAAGCTACTGAGTTGCGTGTGCAACTTAGGAAGCTTTATGACCTGGGGCACACTAAGTCAGATATTCTGAGTATGGTTGACTCCGTGTTCCCTATATACAGCTAAACTCTCATGATTAGCTCGTGAAATTCGAGCGAAACACTAGCTAGTCTAGTGTCGGGAGAAACGTAATGATTACAAAAGAGCAAGCTTTAACTGCCCACGAGTTTCACTTCGGCACTTGTACTCGTGTCATTGGTCCCAATGGTGGTATCAAGGAACACACTGAGCACTGGAGACGTAATGGCGAAACCCAAACTTGGGTTAGACGGCCTGATGACTTCAGAGTGCCGATCAAATACGGCCTCAAGAGTTACAGCCAGATATACGCAAGTGATGCGCCACAGTTTCATACTGCTGCTGATTGTCCGCTAAATGATCCAGCATACGTAACAAAAGACAATCGCAAGCAAGTAGCCTAAGTTTTCTATCTTTCCCCTGTTAATGTATCCTCTACCGCAACGGTCTTGCTAACCACGCGCAAGTGAACTCTCAGGTAAAAAGATAGCGTTGGTCCGAGTCACGAGAATATCGGCCTTAGCCTTGACGGATAAAAGGCATACTCCACTGATGATTCCGAAAGGATGAAACGCTGCAAAGCGTATGGAGATGATATGTACATTTCAGAGACGTACACCAACGAAACCAAAGGGTATCAATTTGGTGAATCCGGCGTGTTTGAGGCGTGGACTGATGACAAAGGCAAGCTGTTTAAAGGTCTACAGCGTGAGTATGGCCGCTGTATCTCAAAAGTTCACATAGACACTGTAAAAGGTGTCCGCACAATTGGATGGGTGTTTGAGAAACGCATGAAATATGATGATGAGAGATCAAACACGCCCGAAGATTACTACGTTCGGCATGTGTGGGTCACACTCCACGAGAAGAAGCCAGAGAAACATACTACATATCATTATGCTGATGTGTAGCTCCACTGATGAGCGCAAGCGAAACACGCTAATGTGGGCGTGTATGGAGATGAAACATATGAAAACTACATTTCAAGCCCACCTGAAACTACTGGGGGCTTGTGCTGAGGCAAGAAAATGGGCATCGGATAAGACTGCTACAGAAGTGTGGCAAACGTGTAATCGCCCAGATTGGCTGTTGTGGTGGGCTGCTAGAGACGGTATGACTAAGTCGGATATCGTCAAAGTAGCTATTGACATAGCTTCAGATGTCCTACATCTATGCTCAGCATTTACTAGAGCGCAAGCTGGGGGGGCTATACAAGCAGCAAGATCTTGGGTGGGCAATCCCACTGAAGAAAATAAGAAGTTAGCTTATGCTGCTGCTCGTGCTGCTGCTTATGCTGCTGCTGCTTATGATGATGCTGCTTATGCTGCTGCTGCTTATGCTGATGCTGCTGCTTATGCTGATGCTGATGCTGCTGCTGCTGCTGCTGCTGCTGCTGATGCTGCTGCTGCTGCTGCTGCTGATGCTGGTGCTACTGATGCTGCTGCTGCTGCTTATGCTGGTGCTGCTTATGCTGCTGATGCTGCTGCTGGTGCTGCTGCTGGTGCTGCTGATGCTGCTGCTGCTGATGCTGCTGCTGGTGCTGCTGATGCTGCTGCTGCTGCTGCTGCTGATGCTGCTGCTGCTTATGCTGCTGCTGCTTATGCTTATGCTTATGCTGCTGATGCTGCTGCTGGTTCTGCTGATGCTGCTGCTGCTGCTGCTGCTGATGCTGCTGCTGCTTATGCTGCTGCTGCTTATGCTTATGCTGATGCTGCTGATGCTGCTGCTGCTGATGCTGCTGCTGCTGATGCTGGTGCTGCTGCTGGTGCTGCTGATGCTGCTGCTGCTGCTGCTGCTGCTGCTGCTGCTGCTGCTGCTGCTGCTGCTGCTGCTAAGCGGCAAAAGGAAGAGCGGTACTCTAATTTCATTCGATCCATGCTGATTCAACCTTGGTGCGAACCTCCTGACGAGTCTTAACAAGACGAAACCGTAATCATTACGGTCGGGGTATTCAACCTCAAAGGACAAAACATGGTTAATGTAAAGACTACGATCAAAGGTAAGATCCTCACGATTGAGGTTGACTTATCTGAACGGCATGGCAAGAGCGCATCGGGCAAGACTACGGTTATTGCCACAACACAGGGAAACATTCAGGTTGACCCTAACACTGGGGCAACTCTTGGTTTGAACGTATATACGAAGCAGGACTAAACCTCGTGATCAGCTTGTGTGAATCAAGCGAAAACACCGTGTAATGATTACGGTGTTAGAGGTAAAAATATGCGTAACTTTGGTGAAGTAGTTGACAGAATCAAAGCGGAGATTCCACCGGATCATCCGGCATCCTCTGCTATTGATGACTTTATGAGACACACTTATCCATATCGTGCCCCAGAACGTATGCATGACAACTGGTATAGCTTGTGTCTCATTCTTGCCGATAATCTACCCTCAGCACTAGCTGATGATTCACCTGATTGGGTAAAGAAAGTTGGCAGAATAGCGAGGGCAGAAGAGTGAAACGCGATTAACTCGCGTTCAATAGGGTTGATGGCCTATTGCTGAAGATCACATCAAATATAAAGGACGACACATGAGTACAAACTTAGTGGCGGCTTCCCGTCAATGGGCAGTCCGCCCCGCTGATCAAAGATTCTGGACACTCAGCGAATTGCTGGAAAAGACTCGCACTTATGCAGAAGAAAGCAAAGTAAAAGAACTTGCGCTTTCTACCTGCTCCGTACAACCTACTGACGATAATGACCTGTTGCTCTATGGTCCCACTCGTCAGCATGGTGCGAAGTTTCAGCATTACGCTTTCGGGCAGTTCAGCAATCTCTGTGAAGCTCCAGCTTCTTATCTTCGTCAGCTTCCCGCCCCAATTGCAGCGGACTGCTTAAATCACGGCTTGTCTAAGCTTAGTGGTAGACAGCAAATCATGTTCCATCAGAACGGTGGGCTTGATGTTCGTTGCATTACTAGTGATAGGTACTCGCGCATCTGGAATTATGAGATAGCGAACCTCGCGCTTGCGTTGGAGGAGAACGAAGGTTGGAAGACTCCCCCTGCTCGGCCTTGCGGCTTAGAGAATGTGCCCACACGTCAGGCTACTGAGGCTGATGTGTTGCGTAAGTCGGCACACCCATCTCTAGGTGTCAAGGTCGGGGATGAGATATCACCTAGCGGCCTATATGCTTCAGACCATGATTGCTTTATCTTTCAGGTCAATGAAGATCGGGCTATCAATGGTGGTGATGGGGAAACGCTCTATCGTGGGGTGTTCTGGAGCAATTCAGAAGTTGGCGCTGCTAGATTCAGAGCTACTTTGTTCCTGTATGAATCGGTGTGCGGAAATCACATCTGTTGGAACACCAAAACCATAGGTGAGGTGACAATCCGCCACACAGGGGAAGCACGTAGGGCATTCTCTGAAGCAATGGCTTCAATAACGGCTAGGATGGAAACTGCTGCATCCGATGATGAAATTCGGATTAGACAGGCCAAACAAAAGCTGTTAGGGCAGTCTAAAGAAGAGGTCGTAGACTTCGTATATGGTAAGTCCTTTGGCCTCTCACGCAAAGACTGCGAAGAAGCTTATGTGTTAGCTGACCGTCATGCAGACTTGCATGGCAATGAACCTAACTCAGCTTGGGGTTTTGCATCAGGAGTTACCAGACTCTCTCAGCAAAACTACGCTGACAAGCGAGATGCTATGGATAGGGCTGCTGGTAAAGTGTTGCAACTTGCCTTCTGATGAGCGTAATCATTACGCGAAACTACCTATAAAGGTAGTCAGGGCTTACATATCCCATCCGGGGTATGTTTCTTCTCTGTGGCAATTGCTGCATAGAAGTTCACAGTCTGAAGCCTCTATCTTTGCCTCTGACCAAGCATCTGTTGATCTTAAGGCTATCAAGTGGGACACGGTTCTTCGCTTAGTCTTTGGATCTTTATGGTGGAAGTCTAAGGCCGCTGCACTTTTGCAGTATCCGCAGCGTTCACACTTCCCGCCCATCATTCGTATAAGCTCTTTCTTACGGGCTATGCGGTCTGGTTTGAATGTAGCGTGATAACGGTCTTTGGTTCTCTTAAGCTCATCTTGTCTAGCTTTAGGGCTTGCATATCTTTTCCTGTTGTAATCTTTATAATAAGATAGCTCGCAAGCATAGCAGTATGAATAAGTTCCGTTTGGTCTAGGCTTAAACTTATCTAGGCTGAGATTCTTAAGGCATTTTGGGCATACTTTACGGTGTGTCATGGTACCTATTTTACCACAAACTCCGAAACAGAGCTTAATCGCTCTGTCTACGCAACAAGCGTACTGATGAGGACAACATGGCAACATTAACTGATGAGAAGCTGTTTGAGAAAGAAGTCTCTGCACGCCTGGAGTATCTTCGCGGCGAACTGCGGGCGGAGCGAATCAGTTACGGCGAACTGGCCGAGCTTCAATCTCTGGTCCCCTACATCGACAAGGGCGATGTCGAATTACTGGAAGCTGCTGGAGTACCGGAGGTGTCCGCATGAACGGCCGCCAAACCATCACCGAAGCCAAAGCCACATCCCGCTACTATCTCACCGAGGACCAAGTCGCGGTAAAACACTCCGAAACTAGGCTAACAACCTAGTCTACTCGTGAATCGAGTACTGAAGAAGGAGAGATTATGGAGATTAATTTTGAGACGTTGATTCCTAAATTTGACGAAGCCCTTAGTCGGGGTCTGTGTAAGGGGGTGGGAAATAGAAATGGTCAGATGGACATTGAGGCCGCTATTTGTTATGCCCTTGATTTACCCCACGGTGATAATCCTACTTGTGTTGAGCCTGCTGTTAGAGCATATGAAATTAGGCTCAATGACTCAGACTGGTCATCACCAAAAGCTAGAGCTACGGGTCTACGTAACATAGGAATTGCACAAGTAGGTAGTAGGGGGGTAGTTGATGGTGGAGTATTTTCTGAAAAATTAGCTCAAAAGACTATCCAAGTTTTAATCCCCCAATTGTTTAGGCAGATTTTCCCAAATAATCAGTCCTGCTTGGATGTAGCATTAAGGTGTGAAACAGAAGGTACTTCTGCTGCTATTCGTGCTGCTTCTTATACTGCTAATGCTGCTGCTAATGCTGCTTATGATGATGTTAATGCTGATGCTGCTGGTGCTGCTTATGCTGCTGGTGCTGCTTATGCTGCTGGTGCTAATGCTGCCTATGCTGCTGTTGCTGCTGCTCGTGCTGCTGATACTGCTCATGTTGCTGATGGTGTGTATGCTGCTGCTCGTGCTGCTGCTAATACTGCTCGTTCTGCTGCTGCTGCTTCTGCTGATGCTGATAAGTGGTTAATATTGTCGGCAGAACTTGCATTGGATGTTCTGAGAGAGCTTAAATCCCCCGGATGTGCCTACATTTAACCCACTGATGAGCTAGTTATCTAGCGAAATGCCGTACAAGTTACGACATATGGGAGAGAAAATATGATAGAGGTAGTTGTCGGAAACATTGGGACTGTTTATGTTGGGCGTAACCACACTTTAGCAGGCTTAGAGTATGACAAGTATGTGGATATATCCAAAGCTGGTGCTGGTAGGGGGGCCGATGAGCCTGTAACACTACTCAGTGGTGATGAGATTCTAAGGGAATACATTCCACTGGATAAACATAATGTTGATGGCTGTGATGACGAGGAATGCCAAGCTTGCAATGGTATCTTAGATGATAAAGTTGCAGAGATTCAGTACTCGCAGGATGTTGAAGGTACTTAAGTGTCGCCACAACCAGCAAAACAGAAACTAACAAGGGCTGAGGCTATAGGCATAGTACAGTCGTCTAAGTTCATGGTGGCTGTGTCAGATACAGCATTAGCTATCGACTCAATCCATGTGGTTGAGTATGAGGTTTATGAGCAAGGAAAGGGTATCTATAAGTTTGAGCCTCAACCCTTTAGGATTATGCGGCGCATTAACAAAATAGAGTATTATAATGCACTGCCCATATACCTAAGAAGGAACCTGTTTACTCGTACAGCCAAAGGCTTTTATTACGAGATCGCTACTGATTAGCCCACTGACGAGCGCAAGCGAAACCGTGTAATGATTACGGTCTGGGAGAAAGTAAATGACAATAGAAATGAAGCCTGTTGCTGGTAATACCTACCCTATCCGCCAGCAACTTAAAGATATGGGTGGAAAGTGGGATGCTAATAAAAAGATCTGGTTTGTACCATTGAATCGACTTGATGAAGCTGTAAAACTTGCTTCGGGTGTAGATAAGCAGCCACTATCAAGAACAGACCAAATAGCAATTGCGGCTAGACGGAGAGGTGAACAGCCGGGAACGTGCTCTATGTGTGGTGAAAAGTGCAAGTATCCATATACCGAGTGTTGGGACTGTAAAGAAGAACGAGATATGGGCTACTGATGAGCCTGCATAAACAGGCGAAACTCCTGCATAAGGAGTCTGGAATCCCACTTGACATAAGGCACTCAACACTGTTAAACTGGAACTGTAAGGGAGGTCAGGGGTTCATAAGGGGGTAGGAACACAAACTATGAAAATGAAGCTTTCAACATCTAAAACCCGTGTGCAACTTAGGGTTCCATATAATAGAGACTTCATTGAGGAAGCCCATAACCTAGCTGGCAGGTTTCGCACACGCACAATGCTATGGTCATTCCGAACTAGTCAGATACAGCTACTAAAAGCTGCTGTTAGGCGCATCTTCAATGAGTCATTAGAGTTTGGGCATATCGACAAGTACCATGATCCTGAAGGAAACTACTAAATGCACGCTATAGCCCTACTGTTCCTGATACTGGCTGGTGTGTTCTTTGTAATCTGCCAGAGAAAGCAATAACCTCCTGATGAGCGAAGGCGAAAGGCTGTAATGATTACGGCCCTAGAGGTGAGTATGAATCAAAAGGAAATAAAGCAGCTTCAAAAGCTCCTACTTCAGTGGGCTGCATTCATCCGAAGCGGTAAGCATGAAAGACCCAACATGTCAGATGATGAGGCATACAAGTACAGTGAGCCTATGGCTGCTGAATTTGTGATGGCTCTGCATACCCAAGTCAAACGGTGGGAGGTGTGAGAATTAACAAAACAGATTACGCTCTGTTGTTTCGTGCTCTTGAGCTTGCTGAAGCTCACTATCATACAAAGTCTTTTGAGACTAAGTGTGGTCCGATTGTTCAAGCTCTCTATGCTCAGAGAGCTAAGCGGGCACTAGAGCTAAGAAAGGAGCTTAAACCATGAGCACTGTCTGGGGATCATGAAGGACGGCAAACCAGAAACTCTCAAAGAATGGCGTCAGCGCCTGCACAAGATAAGAGCAGAGGCGGGGCGCAAAGGGGGACAAGCAAAGGTCAAGAAAGGGTTTGCCACTATGACGGCTGACAGGTTAGCAGAGGTCAGCAAGAAAGGAGTCAATGCTAGAAAAACTGGTTAAGCTCTATTGCCGCTTTCGGCATAAGGGCATCATCAATATCAACAGCCTAACCTACGAATGTAGAACTTGTGGAAGACTTCACTACCATAAGTTGAATTTAGGCTTCAAAACCTACCCTACACCACAACCTAAAACTGAGGCACCCAGACGTACCAAGAGGGCTTCAGTAACTCCACTGAGGAGCGCACAAGCGCGAAACCGAGCTATCTAGCTTGGTCTGGAGAGTTAAATATGGCAGACACAAGACGACGAGTGGCCACTACAAAAAAAGACAATAGACTAGTTCCGTTATCAGCCCCAGAGATACGGAAATTTATCAGAGATTTAGCCGTACCTTCTACTGTTCCTGGCACTAGGGCAATTGGGGGCACCTTAGTTAGTCTTATGATGGGGGGTCTTACAGATAGGGCAGCTTACCTACAGATAGTTAAAGTGATAGAATCTACACCCCACCAGAGGTTAAAGCTAGATAATGACATGGCTTTTAAACCCACCTACTGAATCCACTGATGAGGCTGAGGCCGAAACTTCCGCATAGGAAGTCTGGAGATCGTAATCATTACACCTCCACCTACTACGTTTGAAGTAGTTGGTTCTCAATTCTCTTATACTCCTATAAGTTTTATTAATGTCGATTTATGTTGATATAGACTGTGGGGGTGTTATCGTAGGTACAGCAACAGCGTATACAGCGCAAATCAAAACAAAGGACAATATGAATACTGAAGTTGAAAAACAGATCTGGATGCTTGATCCTAGTCGGATCAAGGCAGACAAGAATTATCGTTTCGGGTTGCTTAAGACTCGTGTGGAGTCCATGAAGGATTCCATTATCGAGCAGGGGGGAGTACAGACAGCTATTGAGGTTGTTGAGCTTGAGGGTGATGAGAATTTCACTCACGAAGTTATCGACGGCCATTACCGGCTGGCTGGTCTTCTCAAAGCTAATGATTCAGGTGCGGGATTATATATTCCGGCTGAGATTCATGAGCCTCTCAGTGACATTGACCGTGTTAAACGGCAGTTGATGCACAACACTGAGCGGGAAGACAACTCTCCAATGGATGATGCAAAAGCTATGAAAGCTCTGCTTGATGCTGGTGTTCCCCGCATTGAGATTCGCACCATGTTCAAGCGACGGGCAGTTGGCAACCAGATTCAGCCCGCATCTAACTCGTTCGTGAACATGACTATCAGCTTTCTGGAATTGCCCAAGAAGATTCAAAAGGACATTCACGAGGGCTTAGTTGGAGTTGCGGCTGCGTACGAGTTGATGAAAGCATACAAAGTAGCTCAGTCTAAAGGTATTGATCCTAAGGCTAAAGTGGATGAGATTTACGATGATGCTAAGAATGAGACTCTGAAGCGGCTTGAAGAAGAAGACGCTGACGAAACGAAGTTCTTGGAATCTGAGAAGAAAACTGCTCAGGAGGGCGAGAAGATCGAAGCCGCTAAGAAAGCTTTGGCTGATGCTAAGGCAGAAGCGGATAAGGTTGTAGATGCTCTTGTAAAGGCTAATGATCGGTCGGCGCAGGCGTTTGCTGACAAGAAGAAAGCGACTGATGATGAAGCTAAGAAAGCGGCTCAAGAGGCTTTCAAAGCGGCTGAAGCAGTAGCTCGTGAAGCTGAACGGCTTAAGGCTATCAAGCAGAAGGAAGTTGAGAAAGCTGAGGCAAAAGTTAGCAAGCTTGAGGCTGATGTTCAAGAGCGGGCTAACAAGCTGAAGGAGTTGCGGGAACAGAAGAAAGCTGAAGCCAAAGAAGGTAAGGTTGAAGTGAAAGCTGGAACTGTGGCTAAGGCGGCTGCTAAAGCTGGTGCGGGTGATGCTGTACCGCTCAATGCTACTGAGATGCGTAAGGTTGTTACTGAGCTTGCGATACCCGGTAGTTACCCTATCGTGAGCAAGATTGGTGAAGCATTCAAGTCGTGCTTTGCTGGTGTTCTTACAGATAAGATGCTCTATACCCAGTTGGCAAAAATTACAGGGGAATGGGTAGCCCCGAAGTCCAAAAAGGCTTAAACCTTATGGAATCCACCTAAGAAGAAAGCGTAATCATTACGCAAAAAGGCCCTCAGCATCTCCCCTAAAACAGGAGATGACTGAGGGCCTTTTTTATTGCTCGTTATTTTTTCAGGTCAGCGTGTTGCTTGAAGTACTCTGCCCAAATTAGCTTACGCTGTTCCCTAGATAGCACCATGCCCCACCCAAGTAATCTGGTTAGGGCAATCCTTCGACCTGTAGCCTTGCAGTAGGAGTCACCCCTAGCAAGATGAGAGTGAGTCTGGATAGGGGCAGTGTCACCAACTGTACAGAATATGACTGTAGCTTTAGGTGTGTGCTTGAACCAGAACCTAAGCTCTCCGATGCCTTCAAGTGCTACTCTCATGCCCTCCTCCCGCTGACAATCTGCACGTCCTCATAAATCTCACACCCTACCTGCATTGCCGTATCTTTATCAAGCTGCTTGATCACCTGATTAAAGACAGACATATCCACATCTACCAAATCAAGCGGTAGGTCACCAGCAACAATAGCTTTTAGCAGTGCTATCTTGTCTACTACTCTGATCTTTGTTATAGTCCTAGTGCTACTATTGGCTGCTCTGACAGTCTCAATTGGTCTTGCCTCTACCTCTTCTGCTTTCTCCTCTAGTGCTTCCCGCTGCATTGCAAGCTTAGCCTGCATCTGGGCAGTTTTAGCCGTCTCCTCCCGTCTCAACTTCTCTGCTGCTTGCTCTCTGAGTTTAGCGGCCTCAATCTCTTTCCTTCTCTCCTCCTCCCTAACTCTTGCGGCCTCTCTCACCTTGAATGCCTTCATCTTACTCGTAATAACCTCATCAGCATCATCAAGAGGCTTAGTCAGGTCATTACGAATGCTGTAAAGCTCCTGCAATGCTTGATATGCGGGTGTGACAGCCTTTGTGATTCGGTCCCAGAACACTTTACGAGATGCCTTGATCTTAGCTCTGAGATCATCAGCAGCAATGTAGCTAGGCTCATCTACAACAAGTAGAGCAGTAGCTTGGGTTAGCAGCGGTCGGCTCTGCACGAGAGCTTCTTTTTTAGTCTTCTCAAGTTCTTTATCGGCTGTAATCATTACGGGCATGTACATGCTCCTTTCGGGTTCTGGCATCGGTCACACCATTTCACCATCTCTTGAGCTTCCTCAAACAAACTAGGTTGGCGGGGGTCAGGTATGCGTTTCCTGAGTATGCGGGCTGCATAGTAGACTTGATCTCGCGCAACTTCAAGAGCAGAGTTGAGCCTGAAGTTGATATCACGATCTGATCTTGGTTGGGTGTCTACACAGAGGTTGTGCAATTCTCCCCCGATCCTATCAAGAGTCTCTATTTGTTTACTCATCTTCTTCCCCTTTCTGTAATTCTAGTTCCTCATTAAGCCACTCACATCCCCTATCACAAGCTAGACCCAGACAAGTTAAGCTGTGGATAGACCCATCACTAGCTACATAATGTTCTGGTAAATTACTCATCTTCTTCCCCCGGTGCTGTTATCCGCAATGTATAAGAGTTAGACATGGTTGTGCATTTCGCAATAATGGCAGGACTCACGCCATTAGACAACAGAAGTTCTTTGCTGATACTTGATCTGGGAGAGTTGAAGTAGTTGAGCCTGTAACCATTACATACAGCCTTGCCAACCTCATAGTCTCCAAGTATCTTCTTGATCTGGGTTGTGATTGGTTCACGAGCTTTCTTTGCTTCCTTTTCTGCTGCTGCCCAATCAATTGACTGAGTAATAAGCTTTGCAAGAAGGTTGCGGGTCTTTACGTCATCAATCAGTTCTCTTACATCAGGAATGATCTCAGGCTCTTTGGTGGGGGGTGGTGCGAACGTGTTCTTCATAGGGTTGGGAACTCCTCATTTCTGGCGATGTGTAGCGGGAGGGAGTCTTTACGCTTTGCCATTTACCACCTCCTCTAAGATCTTGATTACTACATCTTTGAGAGTTGATCTGGAATCAAGGGCTAACTGTTTCAATTTGTACCTTAGTTCTTCTGACATTGTTATTGTCAGGTTGACTTGTTTTTCCATGTAACTAACTATATCATGAAGCGGTACAACTGTCAACCATTATTCCAATTTTACGTGGTTTAATCGTCCCATTGTGTAATTGTCGGCCAGTCTTATGTCCGGGTTGCGAAAAGTCCACGATTCACCATTTTTTAGGAAGCATACCCATTGGAGATCGTGATCCAACCCCGGATCTATGACTAGGTATGCAAGGGCGGGGCCGCGAGGGGTTTGTAGGGGTATCGGTTGAGTTAATTGTGTAGTCATTACGAGCACTCCTTTATGATCCAGTCCATAGCTTCTCTCCAAGTTTTGCGGGCGAATATGAGAGTGTTACCATTTGCTAGTGGATATACCCACCAATGAATCCCGCCCCAAAAGATCCTACCTTTGTACTTGTATTTGCTGGGAACTGTGATATGTCTAGGGTTAATCATGAGTTATACTTTCTGAACACTACACAGTTCGGGCAGCAGTTCCCACAGTACACTTGCATATCCTCTCCTGCTCCATTTCTACAATGTGCGGGCGATGCTACTTGTCTGCACTTTCTGCACAGTGCTGGGCCTGTTCCTGACTCATTAGCTACTGTTCCTGTTCCGTATTTCATAGAGCCTATCATGTGGTAGGGGCCATCTCTTGTGATCTGTTCTCGTGGTGTGTTAGGTGCTTGTAGCATAAAAAAGGGTAGCTGTTTAGCTACCCTTGTCCTTTCTCAGTGTGTTGTTGTTATACGGCTGCTGATGTAGAGCCTTTCAACTCATCAAGCTCCCGCTTCAGCCTTGCCTTTTTCTCTTCAGTGCTTTCAAGGCTGGTAAGCCTTGCCTCAACTTCTTTGATGCGCTTGTCTTTATTAGCAAGCTCTCTCATGTTGATCTCTCGTGTAATCTCCTTTGTTCGAGAGTCCAGCCAATCAGGAGTCTCAATCTTGAGTTCTGAGTAAGTTTTAGACAGTGACCATGCAAATGAGAGCAGGGCTACAAGCTCCTCAGTATCGGGCCGGTTCACATTTGCGTTCTTCAGTTCGTTAATCATCTTCTTCTTTCTATTCCTTTCTTTTTCTCCCACAGTCCCATACAACTGCTGTAAGCTGTAGATTAAATTATCCCAGCTATCACCCAACCTTGAAGCTAGATCAAGCTGTTGTAGGATAGTTAGGCGGTCTGATGGGTCTGGTGGTCCCCAATCCCCTGTAACCTCAAAAAGTATAACAGAGATCATGTGCCCCTCATCTCGAAAGGCTCTGTGACCAAACTCAGCCATGATATTCCAAGTTTTATTAGGCAAAAACAACATGTTTTACTTCCCTTTTCTGCCTGTTAAGAACTTGGTCAACAGTCTTCAACGGAGTATCCATGATCTCTTGAAGTAGGCTGTAACGATTACACCTGAGAGTCTGTATAATGTTGGGCAGTCCATAGTAGTCTACAGTCCCATTCAAGTCGAACTCTTGTAAATCCGCACCAGTAGCCTGCATAGAGTGTGCAAGATCAAACTGACTAGCCCTCATATATGCTCCCGATGGTACAGATGCAGTGGGCTTCTTAGACCCCATTCGGAACAGATACACTGGAATGTCCTTGTTGATACTTTGCTTGTAGGCTCTATACACGTCAGCGAACAATGGTTGATGGTTCTCAGCGGCATCAGAGACAATGGCAATACCATCAATCTCTGCTTTGTTTCCAATCGCCAACAATAACCCACACCCGATACTTGTAGCCCCCTGTGCTGTAATGTGAGCAGTCTTGCGGGCAATATCAGAGTAATCCATCCCACTTACATCAAATGAGTACGGGGCATAGTTGAAGAAGGTTAAGGTAACTTTACCTCTCACCATCTTAGCCAGAGTAGCCGCTACATTTCTAGCTCCCTCTATACAGGCTGACATACTTCCGCTTGCATCCCCAAGTACTAACCAGTTGCCCTCAATACCTTTCATGTTGGCAATCTGCTTCTCTTGTACCCCCTTCAACTTTTCCTTGATCACTTCATCATCTACTGCTTCAATTGCTTGGGCAGTCTTGAATGTGTTGCTCTTGTTCTTACTGTTGGCAACTCTACCGATTGCTTCCTCAAATGCAGCTTTCAAGGCCGGTACAGTCTTGACTCCCAGCCTCTCGAATGCCTTAACGTTAGTGACAACCTCAGTAGGAGACATGGAGCTTAGTAAAGCCTGCACGAGTACAGGATCTTTAGCCTTAGCCCCTAACGCTCCAATCGCCACGAGAAATGGAATCTTGCGTGTAATGATTACGCCTGCTGCTTCTGTAGGCCCCATATCTTTGAGCGTAGCAATAGCTTCAAACACAGAACCTCGTGGCAGCACACCCTTGATCTTCTCCCGATTGCGCCTCTTGCTACCATCACCACCAAACAGAATAGATCCAATCGCGGGAGAGCGTTCAGCATGAGACAGAGAGTACAATTGAGCAAGACTGTTGCGGTGTTGTACAGCAGCGCGATTCCACCCATGCCGATCGGACTCAAGATCACGCAAGTACTCCACTACGAGCTTACGTAGTCTGCTCATATAGCCTTTAGGTCGGATATCGAGAGCAAATCGGTAGGCTAGGCAGAACTCACGAGGAGACAGCATAGCGAGGTGAGCTAGTGCGTTCTCTCTATGGTCCTCGTGTAATGTGGGATTGGTGAGAGCGATAACAGGGAGAGCTTTCTTAGAGTCCCTGATTTGCCCATTCCTCATGTTCCAAGCAATGAGGTGAGCAAATAAATCAGGGTTCTCTTTAGCTGCCAGAGATCCTACTGTCAGGTACTCCCTGAGTTCTCCGTGAGGAGACTTGGTTAGCTCACTGATGAGTTGGTTAGGGCTTAGCCCCTTTTCGTTTGTCATAAATAAAACTGCCCTAGATTATATTGCGTTAGTGTCAGATTAGCAGTCTGGTGCTCTTTCGAGCAATCATGTAGGCAATAGAGTAAGGGCAGAACTTAATCCAGCTAAGATCCTAGAGCGGTTGTCTCTTGCCAATTAGAGTAGTCAACTGCGAACAGTAGACACAGGACTCGAACCTGTAATCAGATTTGCATCTGCATGTAAGCTCAAGAGTGTAGCTGGAAGCTTGGTACCAAGTCAGGACTCGAACCTGAATTTCCGTCGTCACGGTATCCTACCATTAGATGACTTGGGCATATTTTGTATCCCGGCGAGATCGTCCTGCTAGTTGTTTTTAAACAACCTCCCCATATGAAAAAGGTGAATGGTGGGGAGGCTTGGATTTGAACCAAGAATCTAACCGTTTAAAGGGTTATGTTTTACCATGTAAGCATTACAGTGCGTCGGGAATATGTTATCCTGCTGAGATCAGAGAGCTAAGACGGATTTGAACCGTTTCTCAAGCGCCAGAGGCTTGCGCTGAACCGATCAGCACATGTAAGCTCTCAAGTATAGCAGGAATCTTGTCAAAGAACTCGGTGGGATGAGCGGGCTACACTGATTACTAAGTAGCCCGCTTAGGAGACTTACTAGGGACAACCACCTGAAACTAGTATGCCACATAGGCATAGGTATGTCAACCCTTTTTTGAATAAAAGTTAGAGGGAAACTCCGCGAGTGATTCGATCATACAGCCTGCCCCTAGCTTCTACAATAGATTTAGCTATTCCATCCTGAGTGAACTGCATATCTGGATGTAAATTTAACTCCTCAGAGCTAAGCTGCCCGCTAGGCATAGTGTAGTGTAGATATCCTAATACTGTACTATTTGAATACATGTACATAAGTTCTACATGCAGATTATGCTGCTTAAGATTGTGGTTTATGATCTCTACCAATCTGGCTAAGGTATCTTCCATGAATGTCATTTAGGTAATGCCCCCCAATTTTCAGCCATCACCCCACCAGCTTTTATAGGCACGTCGAGTTGTACGCAAGTCTCGAATCTGTACTTAACAAGTTCCATGAGATCCTGAGCGTAATCATTACGAACCTCAAACAGTAGCTCGTCATGGACCTGAAGTAAAACATTAGCTACCTCAAACATGCCCGCATCTTCCATATCATCATAGATAGCTGCCATAGCTAACTTGACTGTACCCTGTGCTGAGCTTTGAATCGGGAAGTTACTACCTTCCCTTAATGCTGTTGCGACTACCCACTCTAATATGCTCCTGACAGCCTGAACATGCAGTATCCTGCCCCACATATCCACCATGAGAGCGTGTTGCATCATATACCGATGATCAGCTTTTCTCATCAGCATTAGACCGCGATACTTAAGGTAGAAAGAGTTGATAAGGTCAGTGCATTTGTTCTCCCCCCATAAAGATTCAAACTTGTGGCATGGGTGTCTTGTGTAATTCTTATCAGATGTAGGAAGGCTCAACCAGTTGCAATTTTTACAAACTACGGGCATCTGGTCACTGAGTCCTAAACCAGTCACATCATAGATAGAAGCTAGTACACAGGTCTTAGCCGGTCGTCTGTGATCGTCTTTGTTTACTGTGGGGTACTTCCACTTGAGAGCTTCTTTGTCAAAGTAGCGCTCATCCTTAAGCTTGAATGCTGCTGTAGCAAAGTCGCTATAGATATCTTCTTCGTTGAGGTATACGTTGATGAGAGCTTCATCTTTACTACGGTGTGCAGCTATCCTAGGCTCGATTTGCGATTCATCGACCGAGAGATAGCACCAACCCGGACGTGTAATGAATCCATTCCTGATCTCCCTGCCTCTATCTGTACGAGTGGGCATAGCAAGCAAGTTAGGCTCTTTACAACTTAGGCGACCACTAGGTACTCGCGTAGTGTTGAAGTTGGGGAACATGCGCCACTCATTAGGCCCTACCTTCCTAGCCAGTTTAGGCATAGGGCGCACATAAGTACCGAGTAGCTTAGAAAACTCTTTGTATTCAAGGATCTTAGGCACTACAGGGTGATCGTGCTGAATAGCTGTGAGTACTTCATCCTCTACAGACTCTCTATCTCCGCTTTTGGTCATCTTCAGACGAGCTTGCTTAAGGCCCATCTTCTTGAATAAGAGGTCAGAGACTTGATCACCAGAGTCTACATTGATGTAGTAGCCGGTAAGCTCTCTGACTTCCTCTGTGATCTTGTCCATGTCCCGTTCAAGAGTTCCTTCCATCTCTTTGAAGTGGGATAGGTCAATCTGCAATCCAGTACGTGCCATGCTCTGTATCATAGGCATTGCACCTTGATCTAGGCGGCGCACGTTCTCTAGGCAGGGGCCTGCACCATCCAATAGGCGAACATTATTGTAGAGTCTCTGCGGCCTCATCATTGTGGCCGTCTCCTATCGTACCTTGTAGCTCTGGTGTCTCTGGCTATGTCGGCACACTTACTAATCTGGTATAGATCAACTATATCCAGTGCTGACCCTAACTCTTTGTTGAAGTACTTCCTCACATTAACTGATGGCTTGTTGCGTTTGATAGATGCCCGCTTGTTCTTTGGTACTGGTGTGAATTGCATGTAATGATTACGCCTCAATTCCGCCACAATTCTTGTGGTGCTCTACGGACTCTTGTTGCCATGCCCTTAATGATTGGGTAGATCCTCAGTAAAGCGTCAGCATCCCTCGCACTATAGAAGATGACTTTAGCAGGGTCATCTTCCCAAGCGTGGGTTATGCAGGTACCTGGATACTCCCCACACTCATCTTGAATCATCTGATGTGAATCTTCCCAGTTATCCCACGCCTCAAACACGTTCTTGTCAGGGTCTTTGGCTAGGTATGTGTAGAAGCTCTTAAGCTTGGTGTTTAGAGTGTGGGGCTGCTTTACCTTCCACTTCCCATCCTTATCTCGCAACATTTGAGCTTCAGGCTTAGGCCACTTTACTGCATACATGTCTCTGTAGTATTTCAAGACACGTTGCCTGGAGTGTGGAGTAACCATGTCCATAAAATCCATCATGGTCATGCCTAGCTCTCGATACGCAAGCGCCTTCAAGCCTTGGGGCAAGTTTCCGATATGAAACACAAGCACCATCGTATCACGTATAAGCTTACGGTTGAACCTGAGATTCATTCTTCGCACAACTTCAGCATCGAATAACCAGTTGTGCCAGAGAATAACTCCCCGCCACTTATCTAAGTGCCACTGTAGCCTATCCAATAAGTCTCTACGTGAGGCCAATATCAGGTAGCCAGTTCCGGCATCAACAGAGAAGCTGAAGCAGAAAGGTGCCCCACCTTTGATAGTCTCAGTATCACAAGCTAGTGGGCGCTGCCACTGATATGTAAGGATTACATCCAGTTCCTCAACAGTGTCTATTACTCGGTAGTCTTCTTGACCCTCAAACTCATCGTAGGGTTCAAGTAGGGTTCCCTTGATATATTTCTTGAGCCTGATCCAATCTGTGCGAATTTTAAGAATTGCCTTAGGCATGTGAATGCCGCCAGCAGGGTGGTACATTGGAAAAACTGGACCCCACTTAGTTTTAAGTGGGATTCCATGCTGCAATTCTAAATCTATCGTAGGGTCAATGGCTCTACAGGCAAAATTACCCATTGGCACGATAAGCTTATGGGTACGTCGCTCAAGTTCTGGATACAGATGGTGGGCGGCACAGACAGAAAGTAGCTCACTATCTTTACTCGACTTGGGATCAAGCTTTCCCTGATTGCTTGTTGGATAGCAGGAGATCGCATTATGGACTCTGACAGAATTGCGTCTAAGTCCCGCGAGAGGCAAGTAATGCTCGTTAAGTTCACGTCCAGTCTTCCCGACAAATGGCATCTCCTTCCTATTTTCTTCAACTCCGGGCGCTTCACCGAGTAGGATATAGGGGCTGTCCTCAGGGCCAGAGGGTGATACACAGTTGTTGACATTTGGGCATAAGGAACAGCGGCTCATGCAGTTATTCTAGTAATAAGCAAGTAGCGTGCAAAATCTAATACTAGGCTGCTTGTCCGACTGTTCATCTGCCTAACTATGCTATCTGCATACGCTTGGGTGTACACTTCTGGTTCAGTGTGGGCTAGATTATCCTCGTCATACCTAACCTGTAGCTGGCCTAGGATACACTCAACCAGCACACTCTTTCTGGTTCTAGCATCTAAGTACTTGTATACATCTCCTGATCTTGCTGTAATCATCTGATTAGCCGTATTGAGCATCCTCTCTTGAGTGCTAGAAAGATGTCATCCCAAGGCGTGAATTGAGTGCATGGGACCATTTGAGTGTTACTGTGGGTGTACATGATATCACCTGTTGGGAAGTGGTACCAGCCGCCATCTATCTTCATCTTCTCTGTTGGGTGTGCTTCGTGCCACTTCTTTTGTTCTTCGGCTGTGTAGAGAGTTGTAATCATTACACCCTCTCAGGGAACCCATACTTTTTGCAGATCGTTTATGGTCATAAATTCCTCCACGCGGGGTTACCGCGACTCAAACCAGCCGTCCGCGAATACATGGAATACAAGCGATCTCTCGTGTAGCTGGTAAGTACCCAGGTAATTCATCGAGTCCGCAACTCCCGGATGTCCGGTTCCGAAAGTTCGGATCGTAACCCGGATGTTCCGGCTTGCTGGATCGACGATAGCCCAATAGCAGGGCTGTCCGTTTTGTATCTGGATCGTTAGCGGCCGGTTTACTATCGGCATCACGATAGTCTGCTCGTCAACTGTGGCAAGTGGAAATTTCCAAATAGTCATCACCTTCTTTTCCTTTCGCGGGGTTACCGCGCTGCCTCAAAAGGCCCGCACTCCTCTACGCGGCACGTTTCGGCGCTGCATCAAACGTAATCATTACACTAGTACCTCTTACCCCCTTGGGCTAGCCTGCTCTGTATTTTGTGATCCTCCCTGTTTTTGTTATACTCCATCTTTTCCCGGTATGCACCTTCCAGATCAAGCCCTAATCCTGCACCTATGTCAAAGATTCGGATTAGAGCATCAGCAAGCTCTACCTCAAACATTTTACGATGGGGCAGCTTGTCATCCATTAAATCCTTACGATGGCCCTCAAGACCCTCACTAATTTCTGAATGCACTAAAGCAAGCAGTTCCCCCACATTACGTTCTAGTCTGCCATCCTTACAGTAAGGGCATGGAACAGATACTATGATAGGGGTAGTATCCCCAGTTACTCTCTGTCCAACCACATGAATGAATCCTGTTTGGTTGCACTTCAAGCAGATCCACCATTTAGCATTTGCTGCATGGACTTCAGCAGCGTATGTGTTTAAGTTCACTTCCAATTTCGTATCTCCTTTACAATTTGTCTTGCTGTTTTCACACCCACTCTAGGCAATTGCAGCCATTCTTCTTCTGCTGCATTCGCCAACTTGAATGGAGTCTTGAATAGCTTCTCAGCTTCCAGACTCAACTTGACTCCAACATCTGTAACTTGTGCTGCCCACTTCCTCACTAACGGTATAGTCCCCCTCACATCAGGTATGGCAAGCTGTTGCACGCTGAGCAGGGAGGTGTGATTTTCCCACTTCTTGCTAAAGTAATGGTACAACTCTCCGATATCGTATGCAGTCTGGAATGGATCTCGTGAGTAGATGACCACCACACCAGACAAGGATATGCTGAATAAGTACCGGCGAAGCTTAGCATACATCACTCTCTGAGTTCGATACTTGCAGAATCCCCAACTTTGACCTGCCCTAAACCCCTCCATTAAGAAGCCTTCCTCGTGGGGCTTCCAGCATCCCTCCAGAATCAGGAAGCTCTTATCATACATCCTCATCATGCCGGGGCGCTGATGAGCAGCATACCTGGAATCATCAATGCAACTGAGTAAGTCATGAAGAGTCTTGCGCTCAATACCAATAGCTATCCTACCATTGGGGCCATTACCCTCCAGTGCAAAATCACCATACTCAAGAGTTGCAGACTCACAAGGCAGTTGCAGCTTCTTCATGATGGGCAGGAGTTCAATGCTGCCAGTACGTGAATCGACAAGAATCAAGTGTAATGATTACTCTCGCGGCAATTCAATGCCGTGCCTCTCTCGCATATAAATCACCATGCAGCAGAACCATGCTACTTTCGCTATGTCATCCTCACCAGTTTCAGCCCCTGAAACCCACTTCAATAGGTGAATTTGAGCGTGCTTAAGCCTCTCCTCAAGAGCTTCCTCAGACTTGTACTTAGTCTTCCAGTTGTCCACATCCCCATATTTCTCCGCACCTTCCTCATAGATGGCTGATATGGCTTTGAGGGCTTCAAGTGGGATGTGAGAAGAGTAGGCCAATATCTCTGAGTCACAATCATCACATATTAGCCCATCTGATTTATCCCTAGAATTAAATATTATCCAGAGTAAAGATGAGATACTGACCAAACTGAGCACTGCATCAAACCCACTCATAAACCCCACTCTCCTATCTCGGTATTGGGATATGCTAACTGCACAAGTCCAGCAAAGTTAGCATCACTGCCCCACAACTCCTCACCTTTCAACCCCGGATTACTCTTGCACTTCAGAATCCTAATACCAAACTGAGTCTTAACTTCTTTGCCAGTCTTAGGGTTGATGTAAGCGTCTTTTCTCAGATGCCGCAATTGGATATGCCATAAGTAGTTGTCATCATCAAACCCCTGCCTGACAAAATCCCCACTCTTCTCTCTTACTTCCTTCCCATCCTTGCTCAGCTTCGGGTTCCCTTCTTCATCTCTGACTGTCACATACTCATGCTTGACCTTGTTAGTGGCAACAACAATCTTGCCACTATCAAATGCTCGTGCAATCATTACACGCCTAGCCGCATTGACACCAACGTACATGATAGATGGAATTTGAGTGAGTTTACCAAACTCAGCAAGTCTCTGCACCTCCCATGTATCACTATCCCCGTCAATGCCTACTGTTCTAGCATCTGGGTTAGCAAGAGCTTTGATGTAGTCCTCATAGAATGACTTCCAGACTGCCTTGTGATCCTCTGCCATAGTCGCCATTGACAACTTGATCTCTTTGAAAGCAAAATTGTCATTGCGGGAGACTGGGGGTTCTGGGTTGTCAAGAACAGCATCGTACATTCGGTCTACAGCAAGCACGATGCCGGGGCCGGGACAAGACAGGATGAACTCTGTCTTTCCTGTGTTAGTCTCTCCCTCAGTACCAATCAGAATACCCGGACGTTGTAAGCCGGGAAGAAATCGGCGTTTGCGGGCTGTCTCAGCACTCACAAAGCCATCACGTAGAAATGAGTTAGGTAGTATCATTGTCCTTGTACGAAAACATCTCGGTAGTCTATCAGCATGTCCCAGTTACCATCAATCTCTTCCTCGGAGAACTCAATCAACCAAACCCGTAACTGAGGACGAATCGGGTAAGTGTAATCGCCACACACAAAATAGACGTGTAGCTTTGCAAACCTTGTGTTCAATCCTTTGCAGTACGCTTTAATCTGACAAAGCCACATGAACTGATTGCTGAGATCACCAACAGTCTTAGTACTCTTCCAAGTAAGTTTGCACTCATGGCATACAGTCTCGTATCGTTGAGTATGCTCTGTAGTGATTACATCAAGACTTTCCCCGTCATGTGTCATGTAGACGCCATCCACTTTCATCTCACCCGGATGGTCAATGAGGCCGGGAACTTTGGGCAGATAGTACTCCTCCCACGCCAACCCTAACGATATTCGGAGAATAGCTACAGGATCAGTAATAGAGCGGGCATCAACTAGTGATACTTCTTCAGCTACTTCAGGCTTCAGGATGCCAGCCTCAGTAGCTATTGCCCGTATAATCCCGGAAACGTGAATCCCCGCTGATCTAGGCGTCAGTGGTTCTGGTAGCGATATTTCAGCGGGGATCTCGTGTACAATCATACGCTATGCAAGTGGATCATAAGATGAACCACAATCGTTATCTCTGTTTTCTAGCTTTGAGGGGGCTAGTACAACCTCACCTGTATGAGCAGAGTGCTCATGCTTGTATGCAGCCTCTTTAGCTCTCTGGGCGTCATTTGCCGTGTAGTGAAGTGATCTACGTATATCCTGTTGGCTTTCACGTAAAGACTCTAACTTCTCTTCAATGCTTTTGTTTTTCCAGGGCTTAGGGCTTAGAGGCATGTGGTTAGTCTTTATACCAGATGCTTCAGCTTTAGCTTGATACTGTTCTGTTTCGTTGTACATATATCCTTTCATCTGAAAACGGGAGGCCATTTCTGGCCCCCCAGCCAACCTGCTAGTAGGAGAATCTAGGCAGGAACGATCTTCGGGCCAGCCACTTTATATCCAAGCTCTCCGAGAATGCTGTTAAAAGCATTATCGTTGCTGAAGAACTGTTCAGTAGCTGCCTGTGCTGCATCATCCCCATGTTTCTTTTTGATGATGCCGAATGCTGTAGTACGCGCCTTGAGTTTAAGAGTACCTTCCGGCTCTTTCTCAAGTACGTCACTGATAGCCGCTACTGCAATAGCTTTTACATCATCATCAGTAGCTGTCTCAGTTTCCTCAGGTTCTGGTTCAGGCTCAGCCTTCTTAGCTACAGGTTTTGCTGTAGGCTTAGTTGTGGCTGTGGCCTTCTTAGGAGTTTCTTCACCATCCCAAGGCCCATGCAGGATCTCGGTAACGATGGCAATCTGGTTGGTGCGGCGGGGTTCTGCTTGAGCTTCCCCAGTCTGGGATTGAGCAAAACCCTTTCTCTCCTCTGGTTCAGGAATGCTGGTCATGTGGCACTTCAGGCCATCAAACACTGAGAAGTCTCCCACAAATACCCCACTGGGAAGCCCGCTATCATACAGAGAACGGAGAAGAACAACCCAGTTAGTGCTATCTGGCATACTGTTGCCAGCAGCACCGGGGACAAGAACAACGCTCTTACCCGTATGTGGGTTGGGGGCAAAGCTCTTATCAGCGTTGCTACCGAAAGAATAAAACTGCTTCTTCTCTTCGGTTGGGGCGTCTTCAGGAACAAGCGTAATCATTACACCCAATCGGGCTTTTTGATTGCTATTCTCTTTGAATCCGGCGTGCATAACCACACTTGCATCTTTCCAAGTGTAGTTACCTTCAGGAATGCTGAATCCCGCTGTGTAAAACTCAAGTGACCCGATATTGACGATTTCAAGTTCGGGCACGTTTTTCTTTGGCAATGCCATTAGTATTTGAACTCCCTTTCTATTTTCTGCTCTCGTGGTTGTCTATTAACTTCACGGTGGGGTGAACGAATCATCCCGGTTACGGTTAAGGAATGGTCATGCAAAAACGCATGTTCTTCCGCTGCTCTTAGCACGTCTGTTGTAAATCCACACCCACATGCGAATTGTATCTGTATCGTCAGGGGCGGTTTTGACGTTTTAGCCCTCTGCTCCATCAGCAACCCAACCTTTCTTTAATACACGAGTTGAGTAAAATTACACTCATCTCGATACTGTTAAGAGACTCATCCACTACAGTATTAGGTGGAAACTGCCTCTCTATAACCTGACTGTGAATCTGAACTGTGCGCTTAAGTTCGTCTAGCCGCTCTAATATGCGCTCGTCTAGTATCTCAGTGTTCACTTCTGATCCACCTCTTAGCTTGCTGCTCAGCATCATACCTAGTAACAGCCTTGCCACTATTACCTAGTGCTGCCCAGCACCAGAAGCCAAACTCACTAAGCCAGATGTAATAAGTACCAGAGCCGGATAGTGAATTATAAACTATCTTGTCTGCATTGTCAGGAGCTTGTGTACCTGTAGTCATTACGGCAACCTCGGAGGTGGTGCAGGAACTATGGATACCTGATTAAAAAATCCGTGAAAACTGCGGGGTGCAAGATGAGCATATTTTGGTAGAAACCATTGAATATGATCGTCACAAATGAACGTCTCAGCTTGATCTTCTTTACTTCGCATTGGTCGGCCACACATTTGAACCAGACCCTGCATTGCTTGATATGCCCTGTACTCCTTGTCATCGGCCTCTCTCGCCTTGACAATCTTAGATGGTGGCTCAAACGGTATTTTGCAAATGAACTGCCATTCACAGGTTTTACCAGCGAAGTCATACCCAGTCCCCATACTAGGACTGACAAGGATAGTTCCTGGAGGAGAATCTATGTACTGCTCAATAGTGTCAGCAGTAGGCTCACCTTTAGGGTTGATGATCATCGAAGAAGCAAAACGACTAGTATTGAGAATGTCATCACGCCGAGTATAAGAGATAGTATGTACTAGACCTTTTCTATCCCTCCGTTTAGCTGCAATTTGATCAAGCTTAACCCACAACATTCGTAGATCAGGATTCCGAGCGTCCACACGCATTGTTGGGATGTAGTATATTGGGCAACGCTTTCTATCAAAACTGGAATCAAACTCCTTAAATTCAAAGTTATCCTTTCCAATCCCAATCATGTACATTGTCTTAGGCCGGATTGTGGCACTTACAGCAATAATCTTGGGAATCCTAAACAGCAGAGCAGCCTCAGCATACTTGCCGGGACGTATAGGGTCAAACTGATATCCAGCCTCTACCTCTTCTACGATCCATTCACGAGGATTAGCTGTTGCTAGAGTTGCTAGTCTCCGCATCAGATTACGCATGTGGGTATAGTGCTTAACCCAGCTAGGCTTTGGGTCAGAGATGCCAGTAATACGTGCTTGGGCTGTAATCATTGCAGCCTCAGCAATCACTTTAGCAGCAGATGCCCAAGGTTTCCAGTTAGGGAAGTCAACAGCAGTAGAGGAAGCAGGGAATGGAATCTTAAGCCCCTCCTCAATCTCTTTATGGTTGAGAACTACTTGCATTGCTGATGCGAGAGCGTGAGGTGCAGAGTGGCATTCATCAAATATCACTTGTTGGAAGTGCTGCATTCCTTGCCCATACTTCTTAGACGCACACCATTTAGCATAGTTGGTAACAACTAGGTTAGAACTAGCAGCAGCCATTTCAGCTTGGGATGAAGGGCATCCAATAGTCCCCTTGTACGGGCATCTAGCAGCGTGGCCTTCTTCACAGGTGTAATCTGGCTTAAGATCACACTGGTAGTTTTTCCTACCACGTATATCAACCATCCCTATCTCTGAAAAGTCCTGCATCAACTGATTCTGCAATCCTTTGGATTCTGTAACGATTACAGTTGGAAGTTTTGATAGTAATGCTGCTGCCACATATGAGATCGTCTTGCCAGAACCTGTGGGTGCACTCAAAACAGTAGCTCTCTTGGGATTCTCAAGACAGAGTGCTATAGCTTCCTCTTGACCTGATCTCCACTTGGGGAATTTCTCAGGTAATCCTACAGATTGTGGGGAAGGAATTTTCATCCAAATGTAGGTTACCACACCTATGCCTAATAGGCAAGGTTAAAGTTTAGCCGACCCTCTTAAATACATTGTAGTTCCGGCGAATTGAACGAAGCTCAAGATCTCTCCTGTATAGTAGCTAGGAAATCATCGAGATCCATACAGAGAATATCGCACAACTTCTTACAGACTAGAAGATTAGGGTATCTTTTACCGTGTAAGATGCGGGACACATAGGACTGACTAAGGCCAGTTCTCCTACTAACCTCAGATATGTTGAGGATTAGTGCCCCGAATCGTACACCCTTTGAGTTCAAAATCTTTGGATCTATAGCCAACTTATTATTATCCTACTATGTCGAATAGGCATAGGTCAAGTGTAATGATTACGCCATAATAATAGTTTGAGAATTTTCCGAGAATGTGGCACTGTACTGGCATGATCAAATTTAAAAGCGCACTCGCCGCCGTTGCGATGCTCTGCATGTCTTCCGGGTCGCCGGTCAAGGCCAGCCAGAACTGCGAGGCTGGTTCGGCGTACATGGAGGGTGGGGACTGTTTTCAAGGTCCGCCCTGCCCGGTTACCTGCTACTTCTGGGGATTGATTTGCTTCCGTAACTGAGCCTGATCGCTTCCGGCCCTCTGCCCGCTGTTCAGGGATTGGGCCGATCCGCAAAATAAACCGCCGCCGCTTCTACCGCTTCGCAACTCAGCCGGTAACCCAGGCAAGGGAGCAGCCGCCACACGCTTACGATCCACGGTGACGGCCACGGCATTCGCTTTGAGCCTGGCTTCCGCCCGCGCTTGCGGGAGTAACTGTGGTACTTTTGTCGCATCAGCACACATAATCGACGAGAAGGGCATCATCCGGTCCCATACCCGGAACTTGCTTGACGAAGGTGACGACAAGGCCGGTGGGGTCCAGCGTGTAGTCCCCGTTGAGGTTTGAGATGTGCATACCATTGAGGTAGAGCCGCGCTACCTTGCAACTTAATGTGACTGTAAGAAGCGGCACTGTAGGCTTATATATCTGCGACGGTTGCGGCGTGAGGATCAATGGCTTGCAGATGTACACTGGCTGTCCGCTGGGGAGGTTTCCCCACACTGTCCAGACGCCTATTTGAAAACTCTCTGCCGTGGGGCAAAGAGTGCCAGCGATTGGCGGTGCTGGTGCGGGTGGGGCGGTAGCTTGTGCAGCGATGGCTGCGAGAATGGCGAGGATCACTTTGCCTCCGCTGCGGCGTGCGGCCCAGATGCAAATCCCAGTTGCTCCATCCGATATTTCGCGCCCCAGTCGAACTTATGTGCAACCGAGGTCTTTGCAACAGTACCTATGCCGCCATCGAAATGAACGACGAATTTCGGATTGAGTTCGGGACAGTCGCTGCCGTCTCGATCTTCGTATGGATATTGCAATCTCGGATCTGGTTTCCAGTTCGTCCAATCGATCCCGTAGATTCCAAATTTTAGGAACCTCACGGCCTCGTCGAAAGATGTGAAGATGGCGGAATTTTCTGCGCCGTTATCTCTGCGATCTGAAGCTATCCAGACTACAGGTCGTCCGTAGTTGTGATGCTGAAGTTCGGTTTGTTCTTCGAGAGCGGTCACTGTTTTCCTTTCTCCGGGGTTGCGGGCGCTGCGGGAGGCGCAGGCGGAACCTTTGGAGCCTGCCCTAAACAGGACGCCTTCGCGGCGACTTCCGCGTTGTAGATTTTCTCGACCCACACTTCGTAGTCCGCGATGTATTTGCGAAGTGCGGCGTTTTCGGTCTTGACCTGTTCGAGTTCGGTTGGGGCCGGTGCGGGGGCTGGTGGCTGCTGCCCGAACGCCGAAGCGCCGAGCATGAGAAATGAGAGAATAGTCTTCATGTACTTGGAGCCTCCAATGCTCCGGGTGCTGTTCAGGGTTGCGGGTCACTCCG